CTTCAACGTGGTCCGATTGACTGGGGTGACCAACCAACACGATGCAGTGCTGGATACTTTGATAATCTATATTTTGGCGTGAAAGGTAATGTGTTCTACTGTTGTCACGACTTTCATCAAGAGTATAGTTGTGGTAATATAAATGATATACCACTTAAAGAACTCTTAAGTTCTGAAGCATATCAAACTCAAAAACAAAGATTTCAACAAGACTTCTGCCGTAAGTGCGAACAAGCAAGACCATTGGAGACCGTAAATGAACAATCCTAATACACAACTAAAAGACCTGATTCACGTAGAACGTTCTATTATTCCTGCGAATCTATGTGATTATATCGTGGACACCATTGAAACCAGAGAATGGCGTCCTCATACTTGGTATAACAATGTGCAAGGAACATTTGGTTCTGAAGAAACAATGGAACTTGATGTTCAGAATATTACTGATGACCTGCAACAATTATTGACGCCGTTTATGATTCAGGCAGGTGCTGCTTATAATGCGAAGTATCACTTTGAGTGTGAAAGAACGATGCAGATTATGAATAAGTTTTCTGCGATTCGTTTCAATCGTTATAGTCCTGGTCAAATTATGAGACAGCACCACGACCACATTCACAGTCTCTGGAACACACAAGACGCTGGAATTCCAGTGCTTTCATTCATCTTAAATTTAAACGATGACTATGAAGGTGCAGAACTATTCTTCTGGGATGATTATGTCGTTCCACTTGGTAAAGGTGATATTATTATGTTCCCTTCGTTGTTCTTATTTCCTCATGGTGTAAAAGAAGCAACTAAAGGGCGCAGATTTTCCGCAGTTTCATGGGCGTGGTGATTAGAGACCGCCGTGACCATTAGAGAGACCACCACCTTGAGCAAGTCCTGCTGCTGTAGACATATCACCAAAGTCAATTGCATTTCCTGTAGACATAATAGATACATATTGAATAACATTTACTGCAGTTCCTGGTGTTGGTGAATATCCACCTGCCCACACGCCACGAGTTGATGAAGCACAAAAACTTGGAAATCCATATACTGCTAGTAAATCGCCAAAATCGGTTGCATTTCCTGTTGCAGCAATTGTAATGTAATCAATTGTATTTGATAGAGTTGGAGTATACCCAGAACCAAATATCCCTCTTGTTGAGTTTGAACCTCCTGCTAAAGCACTTCTTGCTTGAGTCAAATCTCCAAAGTCTGATGCATTTCCTAATGTGGATATAGTAATAAATTCAATTACATTTGAAGAACTTCCACCTGCAATAATTCCACGAGTTGTTGATGCACAAGCACTTTTATATCCACCAGCAAAACTAGTATCACCAAAATCAACAGTATTTCCTGTTGATGCTATAGTTGCATATTGAATTACATTAGACGAAGGAACTCCACCAGCAATTATTCCTCTAGTTGAATTTGCTAAACCTGTTGCAGAATAAAATGCAGTCAGTGTGTCCCCAAAATCTTGTGCATTTCCTGTTGATGAAATGGTAATATAATCTATTCTGTTTTCTGCAGCAGTTGAAAATCCATTTGAAAAACATCCACGAGTGCTAGATGCAAAAGTAGAAGACCCTGCTCTTCTGGCATTTGTTAAATCGCCAAAGTCAATTGCATTTCCTGTAGTTGATATTGTAATATAATCAATTGTGTTTGTGTTTACACTCGTAGGACTTTTGATATAACCACCACCAAATACACCACGAGCACCACCAGTCGCAGAGTCTGGTGTGAAACTATCAATCTGCCACCATGCTTCCCCGTTGTAGTATTCTAGCTTTCTAGAATCTGAATTAAATCGTAGTGCTCCTGATGGTACTGGCATAACTTATAATGCAATCTGTGTAGGAGGTGTAAAGTTTGATGTGTACTTTGCTACACCATTGTAAATTCTAAAGTCTTGCAAATAACCATATAAGTCACTCATTGCTGTTTCAGAATTCCACCAAGCACCAATTGCCTGAACATCAGTTGCAGTAACATCAACACTTCCCGATAAATTAGAAACTGTACAATCTACAATTCCATTTAAATATAATCTCCAGGTAGTTCCATTTCTAACAAAAGCAATGTGATTCCATTGATTTTGTGGAACTGCAGTGCTACAAATACCATTTCCACCACCATCTGCGTTAATCAAATTCCAAGAAGACCCATTTGAACTTGCCCATATTCCTAACTTGTTTGCACCTGTTGAATTATAGTCAATGCCTATAGAGTAATCCGCACCAAAACTTCCGTGATATAATGCTTGTCTTGTAGTATTAGTTGGATACCACCAAAATTCAATTGTAAAATCATTTGCTGCATACTGAAAATCTCCAGACCCCGCAAATTTTAAATGGTCTCCAACTCCGTCAAAATAACAACTTGTTCCATAATATTTGGAGAAAGTGACAATACCACTTGAAGTTGTAGTAACTCCAGTAATTCCAAATGGAAGACTTGAAGTTGATGAACCAAAACTTCCTTGTACTGCTGGAGTTCCTTTACTTTTTGGACTCACATCATCAAAAACACTCTCACTATTAAAAGGTAGTGCAAGAACCAAATTGTTAATATAAGGATCCGGTGCTAATGCAACTTTCTGTCCTGTATTACCAGTCGGAACAACCATATGAGAAGTTGTGGACACAGTAGTAATCCCTGCAATTACTGGTCCTGATGTCCCATCTCTATTTGTTATATTGTTTACCTTAATAACAGACATCTTCGTACTTTTTAGTTATTTATCCAAGACCACCGTGGCCGTTGGAGCAACCTCCAGAAACTGAAGTGATGGTGGTTGTTGCATCACCAAAATCAATTGCATTTCCTGCACTCATAATAGTCACATAATCAATAACATTTTGCATAGTAGGAGTTTCTCCACCTCTAAACACTCCACGAGTTGGTGATGCTGCTGATGATAGTGCAATACGACCAACGGTTAAATCACCAAAGTCTTGAGAATTTCCTAATGATGCAATTGTAATATATTGAATTGTATTTGTGACTGCAGGATTATAACCGCCAGCAATCACACCTCTGATTGAGTTAGAACATCCTGAAGCAAATCTTGCCGTAACATATAAATCGCCAAAATCTGCAGCATTACCCAAAGATGAAATAGTTACAAAATCAATTAGATTAGTAAATGTTGATGGTACAACAGTTCTCCCTCCCGCACATATTCCCCTTGTTGAAGATGCAAATGAACTATGCGTGTCTCTTGCTACTGTGAGGTCTCCAAAATCTACTGCATTTCCTGTTGCAGCAATTGTTATATAATCAATTGTATTAAGAACTGTTGTTGGTGATTGAAAACCTCCACAGTAAAGTCCTCTTGTTTGATTGCTATGTCCATAGTGATATATTGAAGGTCTTGTTAATTGTCCAAAAGACTGTGAATTTCCTGTTGATGATATGGTTACAAATTCAATTATATTATTTTGTGGACCACTTGAACCTGCAAAAATACCACGAGTATTTGATGCTGTTCCGTGAGGATCTTGTCTTGCATTACTTAAATCGCCAAAATCAATTGCATTTCCCGTTGTAGATATTGTAATATATTCAATAATATTTGTAAATCCAAATGGACTATTTGTATATCCACCCGCAAACAACCCACGAGCACCACCAGTCTGAATGTCTGGTGAGTCTGTTGTAAGATTAACCCATTCACCAGTCGTTGTAGTGGTTCCAAATCCTACAGGACCACCACGATAATACTCTAACTTCATAGAGTCAGTGTTAAATCTGATTGCTCCTGGTGTGACTGAAAGTGGTGCGTTTTCGTTGATAGGCATATTAGTCTCCTAAACCTCCGTGAGCGTCAGAGCAACCTGCGTTTCTTATTGCTCTTCCTTGAGTTAAGTCTCCAAAGTCTGAAGCGTTTCCTGTAGAAGCAATAGTCACAAAACTTATAATATTTGCCCCTCCGGGTGCAAAATACCCACCAGCAAAAATTCCACGACTTGAATTTGAACAGGCAGATATTTGAGAACTAGAATATGTTAAATCTCCAAAATCTATTGCATTTCCAGAAGAGGCAATAGTAAAATAATCAATCACATTGGTACTATTACCTCCTGCAAATATTCCACGAGTTAAATTTGAGCAACATCCTCCACTGCTTCTTGGTACTGTTAAATCTCCAAAATATTGACCATTTCCAGTATTTGCAATTGTTATAAAAGTAATTGTGTTGACATTTGGACTATAACCTCCTGCAAATATTCCGCGAGTTGGTGATGAACAAGCACCCACACTAGTATTACTACTATGACCTCTATTTAAATCTCCAAAAACTGATGCATTTCCAAGAGTTGAGATAGTTATATAATCAATTACATTTTGAGACGTTGGCGTTCTTCCTCCTGCCCATATCCCACGAGTTGATGAAGAACAAGCACCTGCACTTCTTCTTGCAAAGGTTAAATCCCCAAAATCAAAAGAGTTTCCTGTTGAAGATATTGTTACAAATTGAATTACATTTGAATTTGTTGATGGTTCTTCACTTCCTCCACCCCAAACTCCGCGAGTTGATGATGCACAGGCACCTATACTATTATTTGTTCCTTGTTGTGCTAAATCTCCAAAATCTAATGCGTTTCCTAGTGTTGCGATGGTCACGTAATCAATTATATTGAAATTAGTTGTTGGTGCTGGAAATGTATAACCACCACCAAACAAACCTCTTCCTCTTCCTCCACGATATTCTGTTGTTCCACTTGGCATCAACATCCCAGAAGTCGCAGAGAAAGTTGTAATACCTGCAATGTCTGGTCCTCTTGAGCCTGACTGATTTGTGATTTGGTCTACTCTAAATTCAGACATTTCTTATAAACCTCCGTGACCGTTGGAGAGACCACATCTACCACCATAATTTCCAGTTCTATCTCCAAAATCAATTGCATTTCCTGTAGTCATAATCGTCACATAATCAATTACATTTGTAGAAGGATAATCTGATCCCGCTATTACTGCTCTAGTTGAAGAGGATGTTCCGCAACTATTTCTTCTTGCACTTGTCAAATCCCCAAAATCAATTGCATTTCCTAGTGCTGCTATTGTGATATAATCAATCACATTATCTGGACTTGCTCCACCAGCGAATAGTCCACGAATTGAATTGGACATTCCTTCGTGCCCATGACGAGCAACAGTTAAATCTCCAAAGTCAGCAGAATTTCCTGTAGTTGATATTGTTATAAATTCTATTATATTTACGTTTGGAGCTCCACCACCAAAAATTCCACGAGTTGATGATGATAATGCTGACACTTGATTTGCATTTGTGTGTGATAAGTCGCCAAAATCTATAGCGTTTCCGATTGAAGATATTGTTACATATTCAATTACATTAATTTGAAAGGTGGTAGGCGCAGAAAATAAAACTCCTCCACCAAATATTCCTCTAGTTGAGTTTGAACAAGAACCTAAAGAAGTTTTTACTTGAGTTAAATCGCCAAAATCTTGTGAGTTTCCTGTAGATGAAATAGTAATATACTCTATTGTATTCGTATACCCTGGCGCAGGACCATTTTGACCACCTGCAAATAATCCTCTGGTTGAAGATGAACAAGAAGATCGGATTGTATATGCTCCAAGTAAATCTCCAAAATCTTGTGCATTTCCTGTGGTTGATATTGTAACATAATCAATCACATTAAATATAGGAGATGGATCTGTTCCACCAGAACCAAAAACACCACGAGCACCACCAGTCTGTGCTTCAGGAGAAGTCGCAACAATTTCTACCCACTGATTTCCATCGTAGAGTTCCATCTTCAGCGAGTCTGTATTAAAACGTAATGCTCCTGGTGCTGCTGCCATTATTGTTTATTCTCCATAGTGATATTTATAGTCCTCCGTGACCGTTGGAGCAGGCACCTAACCAACCAGAACTTGTTAAATCTCCAAAGTCAAGTGCATTTCCTGTTGATAATATTGTTACATAATCAATTACATTCGTTGTTGGACTATAGCCACCACCAAATAAACCACGAGTTGATGAAGAACAAGACGCCAAATATCTTCTTGCAACGGTTAAATCACCAAAGTCAGTTGCATCTCCTGTTGCTGCAATAGTCACATAATCAATCACATTAGATACGCCAGAACCACCACCAAATAATCCGCGAGTAGAATTTGAGCATCCCGCAAGGTTATTTCTTGCTAGAGTTAAATTACCAAAATTAATAGCATTTCCTAATGTTGATATTGTAATATAATCTATTGTATTTGTTGTTCCTGGCGTAATACCTCCACCAAATAGACCACGAGTTGATGATGAACACGCCGCTGCATTTCTTCTGACTGTTGTTAAGTCTCCGAAATCAACAGAGTTTCCTGTTGATGCAATTGTTACATATTGAATTACATTAATGGTTGGAGTGTATCCTCCAGCAAAAATTGCTCTTGTTGATGAAGAACAAGACATAAGTTGACTTATACCAGATAATAAATCTCCAAAATCTAAAGCATTTCCTGTTGAAGAAAATGTTAAATAGTCAATTACATTATATTCTGGTTGTGGAATACCGCCAGCAAATAATCCTCTAGTTGATGATGAGGATGACGCTAGTGCATATCTAGCAACAGTTAAATCGCCAAAATCTATTGCATTTCCTATTGTTGAGATAGTTACAAATTCAATTGTATTATTTGCACCTAAACCTGGTGTTGTTAATCCCCCACCAAAAACACCACGATTACCACCATCTAAACTATTATTAGCAACAAGAACTTCATCCCAGAACTCACCAGTAAAATATTCCAAATGTCCACCATCAGTATTAAAACGAATTGCACCTGGTAGTGGATTTGTTGGTCTTTGTGCTGTGGTTCCTTTTGGTGCTTCTAAAAATGCAGTAGAAGAAAAGGTAGTAATACCAGTAATCTTTGGTGAGCCGTCCTCGTTCTCGTTGGTTAATCTGCTAATGTTGAGTTTAGACATTTCTTATAAACCTCCGTGACCGTTGGTTAATGCGCCGGCAGTGGTAGCAGTAGTAATCAAATCACCAAAATCTTGTGCATTACCTGTAGAGGTTATAGTTATATAATCAATTGAATTAGTTATTGCTGGTGAATTTCCGCCACAACTAAACATTCTTGTTGGACTACTTGATCCTGTTGCAGAAGCAATAGATGACAAAGCATCACCAAAATTTACGCTATTACCTAATGTTGAAATTGTAATATATTGATATTTTCCAGTTGGAGTTTCTCCATGAGGTCCAAATACTCCACGAACTCCATTTGAACCAGTCGCTCTATTGTAAGTATTACCTGATGGATTTGAAAATGTTAAATCACCAAAATCAACTGCATTTCCTGTTGATGCAATAGTAACATATCCTATAGTATTATCATTAGTATATTCACCAGCAAGAATTCCTCTGGTATTACTTGACAAACAAGCAACATCTCTACTTGTAATTAAATGATTACCAAAACTTTGAGAATTTCCTGTAGATGCAATTGTAATAAAATCTATAACATTACTATTTCCGGGAATTCCACTACTTCCAACCCATAATCCTCTTGTTGAATTAGAAAGTCCACCCCAAGACCAAGTAGAACCACCTGCACGGTCTCCAAAATCAATTGAATTGCCAAGAGTAGATATTGTTATATATTCGATAGTATTTGTTCCTGCACTACCACTTTTATATCCACCTCCAAATAACCCTCTTGTTGTTGACGCAACATTTCCACAAACGTGTCTTTGATTTCTTATTAAATCACCAAAATCAGCAGAATTTCCGGTGGTTGAGAGTGTTATATATTGAATTACATTTGTATCTGCACCTGCTCCAGTAGTGTCACCCCCAGCAATTACTCCACGAGCACCAAGAGGAGCACTTTCTTGACCAAGTATCGTTGCCCAATGGTCTCCTCTCCATACTTCCAGTCTTCCAATATCAGTATTAAACCTCAACATACCTGGTGCTAATCCATCACCAGAAGGTCTCTCTGCTGTGGTGCCTGATGGTGGAACAAAGTAATATGGTGAAGTGAATGTAGAGACTCCAACAATATCAGGAGCACCACTGTTGTCTTCGTTTCTAAAACTTGATGACTTAAATTCAGACATTATAGACCTCCGTGACCGTTAGAACAAGCAGTATGTGCTCTTCTTCCACCATAACGAACCAAATCTCCAAAATCTATTGCATTTCCTGCAGTTAATATAGACACACAATCAATAACATTACTACCACTAGGTGTAACTCCACCACCAAAAACACCACGAGTTGCGGATGATGCTGCAGCAGGACTATGACGACTAATAGTTAAGTCTCCAAAGTCAGTTGCATTTCCAGTAGATGCAATAGTAATAAAATCTATTAAATTTGATACTCCTGGAACAAGTCCTGCAGCAAATAATCCTCTGGTAGAATTTGAGCAAGAAGTTCCCTTGGTTAAACTTACATTTAAATCTCCAAAGTCAATAGCATTTCCTGTTGAAGATATTGTTACATATTCAAGAGTATTACCAGAATCTGCTGTAACTCCTCTTGTTGAAGATGCACAAGCACATTTATAACCCCCTAAAAAATTTATATCACCAAAATCTTGTGCATCTCCTGTTGATGCAATAGTTACATAATCAATAATATTTACATATGCATTTGGAGAATATCTATATCCTCCGGCAAATAACCCTCTTGTTGCATTAGAAAAACCGTGATTTTCTTGTCTAGCAACTGTAAGATCCCCAAAATCTAATGCATTTGCAGTTGAAGAAAATGTTATGTAATTGATTACATTTTGTCCCAGTCCTGCTGCACGTCCACCTCCAAATATTCCGCGAGTTGATGATGCTCCTGCACCCGCAAAAAAAGTTCCTACAGTTAATTCTCCAAATGTTATACCATCCCCCAATGTAGAAAGTGTTATATATTCTATTCCGGTTACAATAGCAGGAGTTGGTGTAAATCCATATCCTCCTGCAAAAACGCCACGAGTTCCTAAAGCACCATTCACACCTAACTCATTATTGAATGCTTCAAACTCTAACCACTGCAGTCCATCAAAGTATTCTAAATGAGCACTATCAGTATTAAAACGAATGGAACCAGGCGGACAATCTGAAGGTCTCTCTGCCGTGGTTCCTTTTGGTGGTACGAAATAGTTTAAACCAGAAAAAGTTGTGATTCCTGATATAGAAGGACCACCATCTCCCTTTTCATTAGATATTCGGTTAATCCTTGCTTCAGACATTTATTATCTGTTCCAAAAATCTAAATCCTTATACTTATTTATCACTTCCTCACTTAATACTTCTGAATAGTGTCTTGACTTCTTCTCTACTTTATGGCGAACTTCGTGCATCGTAGGAAGTCCATAAACTTCACTATCTTTCTCTCTATACTTATTCTCTACGTTCTCAAAGTCATACTCATAAGGTTTCATTCTTAAGAACGAATGAATACCTTGCATTACTCTCTTGGGGTCACTCACCAAGTCATCATACTGAATAAAGTGAATGTGTTGCGTCTGATTGTTTCTAAATGCAGTCGCAAGTGCATTCATTGACTCCCATACAATACCACCAGGATTCATCATAAACTCACATCTTGTATCGTCCGTAATAAACATTCCTTGTTGTAACAGTGCTTTATCAATAAAAGATACTGAACGACTGTTGTTAATCAGTTCAATAAATGATGCAAGTATCTCCAGTGGATGTCTGACTGTGCAGAGAATCTTTGGTTCTGGTGTGATGTATTGTTTGATTAAGTCAATATGAGCAGGCCAAGCACGACACTTATCAATGACCACAGGTTCTTCTACATCAGAATAATAAGTATCAATGACATCTCCAACCATCTTCTTAAAGATTTGTGGTTTTGGAAATGCTTGTGCTTGCTCTCCTTGTAGTCTGTCGTTCGTATAATACATAACCTCAAATACAGGAGACAATGTGCCTGCGTGTATTTGAGGATTTTGATTTAGCAAAGCCGTCAAAAGTGTGGACCCCGAACGTGGAAGCCCACAATCAAAATAATAAGTTTTCATAAAGTTTTATCAACCAGTTGTAATTCCGTTTACTACTTCGTAAATACCCCAGAGTTCATTAGTCGCTGCAACAGGATCAAATGGATTTTGCAGTGTATCAGTTGTTCTCCAAGTTCTATGAGTGGTAATTGCAACATTACCATCAATATCAATCTTCTCTACACTATCAGTATATGAAGTATTAACACCAACAACTACACCTGGACCTGGATCAAAAGTAACTTCTGGTGAGGTAGTAATGCCAGAAGAAGTAATGGTTTCAGTTTTAATACCAACAAGAACTTGAGTATCTACAGTCCAAGCAGTACTGATTCCAGTGATATAAGTTTGTAGTTCTGCTTTGGTTTCAACTACTGATACACCAGAAGGAGCACCTTGTTCTGGATCAATTTCACCACAACCCATTCCAAGATATTGAGTTTCTTGTGGTGACAACCAGCGAGGAATAAATCCAGGAGTATTAGTGTCTACACCATACATTCCAGCAAATGCTCTTGGATCAGTGCAAAGATACTCTGGAATTCTTCCTTCTCTGGTTAAACGATATTTAATAATTGGATGTTGTGCTGCCATTATCCTCTAGTTTTTTAGTTATTTATATGAACGAGCATAATGACCATTGAACAGATGGGATCCGAAGTGGCCAACTTGAACGAATGGAGCACACCAGACCTTACCACCAATCTTACGATATGAGTGGCAGAAGAAATAATCCTCTGAAAGAAGATGCTTCTTCTCTGGGTCTACTTCAACACGGAAGTAATCTTTAATTTCTACACCATCCGGTAGTGATGCACCACCATTCGTATAATAATCAGTATGAGGTGCAAGTTCCTCAAAAACATCACGACGAATCATCATCATTGCATTTCCACCGTGCTCAATCTCAAATGGTGTTTCTTCATCTTCCATAACAATGCCAGGAAGATGATTGATATTGAATACACCACCAGTTCTATGAATCTCTGGTTCTCCTGCAAGTGCTCTGTTACGAATCTCTTCCCAGTTATAACCTTTCAGAGGAACAGGACCAATGATTAAACCTTTATCTGCTTTAATCATCTTCACCACATCTTCCACGCGGAACTTTAGGTCTGCATCAATAAAGAGCAAATGAGTTGCATCAGGAATACTCATAAAGTGATGAGCAATCGTATTGCGACCTCTTTGAATTAGAGACTCATTACCAAGAAAGATAGTGGTAAATTTTACATTAGACTTATTTGCTGCTTCAGACAAGTGAATCATTGATTGCGTATATTCACTTGTACACATTCCTCCGTACATCGGAGTTCCAATTACCAAATGCATAAAATCACTCCTCTTCGGATGCTTTCAGTTTAGCAAACTCTTGGTCAACTGTGGATGGAAGGAGTGGTGGAACTTCAGGCCAAGCAAGAGACTTCTCATCCAGAACCTTAAATCCACGACTTTCTGCAAAACGTTCTGCACAATCTTGGAACTTATCAGCACACTTCTCTAACCACTCCATCGTCATTTCGTGTGATGGTGCTTGTCCTTGTGAAATCAGTTCATTTTCAATCTTCAGATAATTGAAGACTTCTGCTTGTGCGTGTGCAACATTCACCCCAATATCAAACAGGTAGATAGAGTTGCCTTCATCAATCACACCACCACGAGGACGTGCAGAGTTCAGTGCTTGCTTCAGTGCAGTCATAACGTGGTAGCGTTTCTCTTCACGTTCATAATCTTCTTCAGTAATATGGTCCTTACCAATATGGTCCAGGACAGAACGATATTGAGTCATAAGGAACGACATCTTACGAATTGCACCCTTCATTGAGTTTTCAATATTCATATTATTGTTCATCAACTCAATCATATCAATCTCTAGTTCCTCACGGTCTAGGTCATCTTCACAAGCATCAATCTCTCTTTGCTTCTTTTTGATTTTGATTTCGTTTTTGCGACGATTGATTTGTGCTTCTGCAAGAGCACTCTTCGTTCTTTCAATCGCTGCAAGTGTATGCTTGATGCTACGAATTGGTGTAAGGTCTGTGATGTCCAAAGTCACAGTCATCATCTGTGAGTGTGACTTATAGAAATTATCACACGCTGCTTGTGTTGCAGGAAGTGTCTCTTCAATATGAGTCAACATTCCCTTGTATTCTTGTGGCAGAGGACCAGATGCAAGTTGTGCTAGGTCTTTCTTAAGCGTTGTAACTGAAATCTCTGCGCCTGGTGTAATGTCTACAGAAGTAATAGCAGAACTTTTTTCCGTCATATCAGTTCAATTTTATTATAACTGTGTTATTTATTATAGGATGCTTGGTCGGTTTTTACAACCCACCGTGAGCGTTGGAGAGACCTGCAAGACCTCTTCTTGCTTGAGTTAGGTCTCCAAAGTCAATTGCATTTCCTTGTATTGCTATTGTAATATAATCTATTGTGTTTGTATTTCCTGGAGCATAACCACCACCGAAGACGCCGCGAATACTTGAGGAACACGCAGCAAGATTATGTCTTACTTGTGTTAAGTCACCAAAGTCTGCAGCATTTCCTAGTGTTGATATAGTAATATAATCTATCGTGTTTGTATTTGAAAGTCCTCCTCCAAAAACACCACGAACTGCAGAAGAGCAAGCAGAAAGACTACTTCTCGCCAATGTTAAATCTCCAAAATCTTGTGCATTTCCGAGAGTTGATATTGTGATAAAGTCTATAGTGTTTATCTGTGTTGAAGTATAACCTCCTCCAAAAATACCACGAACTGCAGAAGAGCAAGCAGCAGGATATCTTCTTGCTTGTGTTAAATCTCCAAAGTCTACTGCATTTCCTATAGATGAAATAGTAATATAATCTATTGTGTTTGTATTGACTGGAGTAACAAAACCGCCAGCAAAAATACCACGAATATTTGAAGAACAAGCATTCAATGCCTGTTTTATTTCAGTTAAATCTCCAAAATCAGCGGCATTACCCGTTGAAGATATTGTTATAAAGTCTATTGTATTAACATTTGAAGGAGTAGAACCACCAGCAAAAATTCCACGAATGCTTGAAGAACAAGAACCATTAAAAAATCTTGCTTGAAATAAATCTCCAAAGTCAGTTGCATTTCCTGTAGATGAGATAGTGATATAATCAATAGTATTGACAACTGTTGGTGTATAACCACCAGCAAAAATACCACGAGCACCACCATTCAGATCTGGACGACTTGACTGAACTTCTACCCACTGGTTTCCATCCCAAAGTTCTACCTTATTACTATCAGTATTATATCTCAATGCTCCTGCGGTTGAACCAAGACCAACTCTATCACCTGTGGTTCCTTTTGGTAGAATCACATAGTTCTGACTATTAAACTCTAAACTTCCATCAAATACTGGACCATCAGTTCCAAGTCCAGAGATTGTATTTGCGCGTAAAATAGTCATTTTTTATAAACCTCCGTGAGCGTTGGAGCAGGCACCACCCAATCCACGTGGTAATTGTAAATCTCCAAAATCAACCGCGTTTCCTGCATTTGTAAAAGTAATGTATTCAATAATGTTTGGGTAAGGAGACCCACCTCCACCAAAAACACCACGAGTAGATGATGAGCAAGAAGAAGCATGAGATCTGGATGAAGATAAGTCTCCAAATCTAATAGCATTACCTAGTGTTGCAATTATGATAGAGTCTATTGTAGATACAGATGTAGGAGTTGTACCACCACCAAATACACCTCTAAATGGAGATGAGCAAGCATTCACAGTATCTCTGATTTGTGTTAAGTCACCAAAATCTTGAGCATTTCCAAGTGTTGATATAGTTACAAAATCAATAGTATTAGTTAATGCCGCTGGACCAGTATATCCACCAGCCCATATTCCCCGAGTTGATGAAGAGCAAGCAGCTGTTCCAGATTTTGCTGCGCTTAAAGTTCCAAAAGTAACAGCATTTCCTGTAGATGCAATCGTTACATAATCTAATACATTTGATTGTGGAGATGGAGCATATCCTCCACCGCCCCATATTCCACGAGTAGACGATGAACAAGCAGATCCATACCTTCTTGCTACTGTTAAATCACCAAAGTCTAAAGCATTTCCTGTTGATGAGAATGTTATATAATCTATTGTGTTGACAACACCAATTGCTGAAACAAATCCTCCCGCAAATAATCCTCTGGTATTAGATGAGCATGATATTAATGCATATCTTATTTGTGTTAAGTCTCCAAAGTCTAGACCATTACCTGTTGATGAGATATTAATATAATCAATTATATTTAAATTAGCAGATGTTGGGGTAGTTGTATATCCACCACCAAAAACACCACGAGCACCAGCACCAGTATCAGCAGCAACACCAAGTGCAGGAGTATCAATCACCATCTCCCACCACTGACTTTGAGCATAAAACTCTAACTTCTGTGAGTCTGTGTTGAATCTAATAGTTCCGTCTGTTGTTGTAATACCAGCGTTGCGTTGGTCTGTCGTTCCTGATGGTGCAACAAAGTATCCTTGTGTATCAAACCTTGTGACACCCTGAAAGACTGTTCCCGCATCCGTAGACCCAATTCCAGAGATTGTATTAGTGCGTAATATTCCCATTATAGACCTCCGTGAGCGTTGGAGAGACCTGCAGGAGAAGATGCTGTAGAGGATAGGTCTCCAAAATCTATTCCATTTCCTTGTGTTAATATTGTCACATATTCAATAATATTTGTTTTTGTACCTGGACCGGAGTATCCACCCCCAAAGACACCGCGAGTTGGTGAAGAACATGCTCCTGGATATTGTCTCGCTTGAAGTAAATCGCCAAAGTCTTGTGCGTTTCCAATGGTTGCAATAGTAATAAAATCTATGTTATTAAGTGCCGGATCTCCACCTCCAAACAACCCACGAGTAGAATTTGAACATCCTGCTCTACCTCTGTTTGCTGATGTTAAATCTCCAAAATCAAAAGCATTTCCAAGAGTTGCTATGGTTATAAAATTTATTGTATTTACTGAAGGTGCTCCAAAAAATCCAGCAAAGACACCACGAGTTGATGATGAACAAGATGCTGTTCTATTTCCACCAACTAATAAATCACCAAAATCAACTGCATTACCTGTTGATGCGATAGTGATATAGTTGATAGTATTGGTAGAAGAACCTGGTCCAGGTTCTCCACCTCCAAATATTCCGCGAGTTGTATTAGAACACCCAGCAACAAATATTGCAGTATATAATAAATCCCCAAAGTCTTGCGCATTACCTGTAGATGATATAGTTACGTAATCAATAGTATTAATTCCAGGAGAACCTCCTGCCCACACTCCTCTAGTAGAAGAAGCACAAGAACCCATATATGGTTTTGCGGATTGCAAATCTCCAAAATCAGTTGTGTTTCCAGTAGATGAGATTGTTATGTATTCAATGGTATTAATAGATGTTGGTGTATAACCACCACCAAAAACACCACGAGCACCACCATTCAGGTTTGGAGAGAATGTGCTGACCTGAACCCACTGCGAACCATCCCAATACTCCAACTTCTGTGAGTCGGAGTTAAATCTCATTGCACCTGATGGAATTGCGGACATATTCTTATACCTCTATCAGTATTTATCCAAGACCACCGTGACCGTTGGAGCAAGCACCAGTTGCTTGTCTTACTACTGTTAAATCACCAAAATCTTGTGCATTTCCTTGTGTTAATATAGTGATATATTCAATTTCATTTGTAAATCCAGATGGGTTTTGACCTCCACCAAATACTCCACGAGTATTTGAAGAACACGCAGAATTAAAAGATTTTGTTGTGGTTAAATCTCCAAAATCTTGTGCATTTCCTGTGGATGCAATTGTTACATAATCAATTGTATTTAAAAATGTTGGAGTAGAACCTCCACCAAATACTCCACGAGTTGAAGAGGAACAAGCAGAAAGTGCAGATTTTGCATTTGTGAGATCTCCAAAGTCTTGTGCATTTCCAGTTGTTGATATAGTAATAAAGTCTATTGTATTAACAATAGGATTGCCTCCACCAAACAATCCACGAGTATTTGACGAACAAGATCCAATATATCCTCTAGATTCAGTTAAATCTCCAAAGTCATTTGCATTTCCTGTGGATGCAATCGTTATATAATTTATTGAGTTTACTATAGATGGTGTAAAATATCCAGCACCAAAAATTCCACGAGTTGATGAAGAGCAAGCACCAGAACCATATCTTCCCGTAAACAAATCTCCAAAATCTTTTGCATCACCTGTTGACGCAATAGTTACATAATCAATTGTGTTTACAGTTGCTCCAACATAACCACCACCTAAAACACCACGAGTTGGCGACGAACAAGCAGAAAGATATCCTCTTGTTTGTGTTAAATCTCCAAAGTCAAAAGCATTTCCTGTAGATTCAATCGTTATATAATCAACAGTATTATAATTTGCTGGTGTAGCAAATCCACCCGCAAAAATTCCACGAGCACTTGCAGCATCAACACCAGCAAAGTTTGGAAACTGTTGCTCTGTCGTTCCTGTTGGAAGATAGAAGTAGTTTTGTGTGTTTATCTTTGTGGTTCCATCAAAAACTAAACCACCATCAGAACCGACTTGTGGAACGAATCTTCTTGCTGCTGGATTTCCATTTGCAGTAATCGTCTTTCCTGTTGCTTCTGTTGTAACACTAGCATTATCTTGGCAACATAAGAGAACAGTACCTGGAAGTCTTATGAGTTTTCTTGTCGGTGGTATGAAGTTTTGTGTGTAGAGTGCAGTACCTTTGATAATACGAAGGTTAGATATAAAACCTTTTGTATAATATCCTTGACTTCCTCTATAACCTACTGTCAAAGAATCTAAATTATAATTTGCTAAAGGAGTTGTAGAAGAACCTATTTGAATACCATTTATAAATGCTCTATATGTTGAAGAATTTTTTGTTACTGTAATATGAAACCAACTGTTTACTTGTTTTACTCCACCAATTGCTATAATATTATTAGTATTATCTCCAATATAAATTGTCTGTCCTATAAACTGAATATAAAATCTATCACTAGATGAAGTTGTTCCATTAACTAATATGTCTGGTTGAGAAGCATCATTGCAATACATCCATGCTTCTATAGTCCAGTCTCCTTCCGATGCATTAAATCCACCTGCACCTGATGTTTCTGTTAAGTAGTCATTGCCATCAAACTCAACAGACCCAGTGATTGCGTTTCTTCCGTCAGTTCCACAGACATTGTTTGCTCTTAAGTTTGCCATATTAGAAACCTCCTAGACCACCGTGAGAGTCTGAAATACCCATTTGTTCATATCCTGATATTGATAAATCACCAAAGTCTTGAGTATTTCCTGCAGTTGCAATAGTAATATATTCAATAGTATTTGTATACGATGAACCATTATAACCACCAAAATTTACATTTCGTATTTGATCAGAAACACTAAATGACCCCGATTTAGTATCACTCAAATCCCCAAAGTATTGAGCATTACCAGTGGTTGCAATAGTTACATATTGTATAATTTTATGATATGTTGCTGGTGTTCTTTGAAGTCCGCCACAAATAATTCCTCTTACAGAATTTCCACCACCACCAGTAAGGCTAGTTAGATTCAACAAATCTCCAAAAAATACTGTATTTGAATTTGATGCAGTCTGTTTAAATTCAATATTACTTGTTTGTACTGGAGTAGCATATCCGCCAAAAAATATTGCACGAGTTGGTGAGTTACAACCCGCAGTTCCTCTTCCTCTTAAAGCAGTTATATCTCCCCAATCCTCTTTTGACCCAATCGTAGAAAATTGAATACTATCAATAGTTGTTGTTGCTGTTGGATAATCTCCACCAGCACTCAATCCTCTGGTAGAACTTGATGCTCCCATAGCACCCCATCCGCCAGTATTATTTTGAGTCCAGTCTATTGCATTTCCTCCACTTGCAATAGTAATATATTCAATATCATAGCTATTTACTGGAGCCGCCCATCCTCCAGCAAATACTCCTCTTGTAGATGAAGACATTGAGGCACCAGAATATTTATTAACTGTTAAATCACCAAAACTTTGAGTATTTCCTAGAGATTGAATATTCAAGTATTCAATATCCGAATAAACTCCAGCGGCACCTGCACCATTTACTCCCCCTGCTATAACACCTCTCCCCCTTCCACTTCCATCATAAGATCCAACAGTTCTCCATTCAGTTCCAGTATAAAACTCCAGTTGTCCTAAATCCTGGTTAAATCTTGTGCTTCCTTTCTCTGGTGTATCTTCTCTATCTTCTGTTCCACCGTGAGGTAAATCAAACTTACCAGTTACTGTAAGACTATCTAATCGTCCTCCTGTAAGTGGAGTACCATCAATGACTGTAATTTCATTTTCAATTACAATCTCACCTGATAGAGAGTTTAGATTGCCTTTTGATGTTTGACCAATTGAAACATTATCTGAAAGTCTTTGCTCTGAATCTAAAAATCCATCATATCTGGTGATAGTAGAAAGACCACCACTACCTGATGAATTGTCTGAAAGAATTTGACCAGCAACATCCAAACGAGCAGATGGAAGTGTTGTTCCGATTCCAACCTGTTCGCTGGTTAAATTAAAATCAGTTGAGAAACCAATTCTGATGCTAGGCATATTATAGTGCTTTTAAGTATTTATTGGACATTAGAAACCACCAAGACCACCGTGAGAGTCTGATAATGCAGATACTCCATATCTCCCAGAAGTTAAATCACCAAAGTCTTGTGCATTTCCTGTCGCAGAAATTGTTATAAAATCAATTACATTTGTTGCAGTTGGTGTATATCCACCACCAAATAAACCGCGAATCGAATTTGATGTGGAACTTAAATAACTTCTTCTTGTGGTCAAATCACCAAAGTATGATGCATTACCAAATGTGGAAATTGTAACATAGTCTATAGTATTAGATACTGCCGTGCTTCCTGGTTGTGCTCTACCACCCGCAAATATTCCGCGAGTTTGGTTAGATAAACCACTATTTTCAAATAAAGCAGAAGTTAAATTTCCAAAAGTAACAGCATTTCCAGTGGATGAAATTGTAATTGCATTTATTGTTGATACAATTAATCCTCCAGGATTTAAAAATCCAGAAAATAATCCTCTGGTTGATGAAGAACACCCACCAGAACCAGATGTAGGAGTCGTTAGGTCTCCGAAATCTAGTGCATTTCCAAGTGTTTGTATCTGAATATAATCAATAATATTTGTATTTGGAAATGGTGATGGACCATAACCACCGGCAAATACTCCACGAGTTGATGAAGAACATCCACCCGCACTTACTCTTGCTCCACCAGATGAAAGGTCTCCAAAGTCAATAGAATTTCCTTCTGATGCAATTGTAATGTATTCTATTGTATTTGTTACTGCTGCTGATGGATAATTACCGCCGCCAGCAAATAACCCTCTATCTGAAGAAGAGCAAGAAGCATAATTGTAATTAACTGCTTGCATACTACCAAAGTTAATTGCGTTTCCGGTGGATGCAATATTCACATAGTTCATTGTATAAACATAATTTGGTCCAACAAATCCACCACCAAAAACACCTCTTCCACTCTGCGTCGTATTATCAACCTGTCTCCATACATTACCATCCCAGAACTCAATCGTCTTAAAGTCTTTATTATAAAACAACTGTCCTGGTGTTGACTTTGATGGTCTATCAACAGTTCCACCAGTCGGTACAGTAAAAGTATTATAAACTTTCAGACTATCAATATAACCTTGAGAACTTGTTGTCCCTGATGAAACTGATACTGTGATTCCAGTTCCTACAATAATCTCACCAGATAATGAACCACTCTCTGAACCATTAGATATTGATACATTTTCAATGATGTTCTGATTGGAATTCAGAAAACCTTCATAAGTTGTGAAAGATGAAACTCCAGTAACTTTAAGGTCTTGTCCTTTTACAACACCAACAACATCTAATTTTTCTTGTGGTGATGATGAGTTTATACCAACATTACCGTTGTTGAGAACAAAATCATCGGAGAATTGAAAACGATTTGTTGGCATTTTAGAAACCTCCTAGACCACCGTGAGAGTCTGATAGACCAAATCCAGAATAACGAGCAACAGTTAAATCACCAAAGTCTTGTGCATTCCCAAATGAATTTATAGAAATAAAATCAATTGAATTATTATGACTTGGAGTAACATAACCACCCGCAAATACACCTCTTATAGAATTGGAAGCACCAAAAGTTCCCCATTTTTGTGCAGTTAAGTCTCCAAAATCTTGTGCGTTTCCTACAGAGGAAAATGTAATATAATCTATCGAATTTATAAATGCAGGTACTCTTCCTCCAGCAAATAAACCTCTAATAGAATTAGAACAACTTCCTTTATCTCTAGATATGCTGTTTAAATTTCCAAAATTTACAGAATTTCCCGTAGATGAAATTGTTAAAAATTCAATACTTGCAGTAACAGTGGGAGATACATTTCCCCCAGCAAATACTCCGCGAGTTGATGAAGAACAACCAGATGCAACATGTCTTCCTATAGAAGCATCTCCAAAATCTAATGCATTTCCCAATGTAGAAATTTGAATATAGTCTATTACATTTGAATCTGAACCACCAGGTGCCGGATTAAATCCTCCAGCAAAAATTCCGCGAGTGGATGAAGAAAATGATGCAGAACCCAATCTCGTTATTGTCAAATCTCCAAAATCAATGGAATTACTTTCGGACGCAATTGTTATATATTCAATATTATTAACAATTGCTGGAGTTTGTCCAATATTAAATGCGCCTCTAATAGAAGATGAAACTGCAGAACATCGCTGAAATATTGTTGATGCATTTCCAAAATTTACTGCATTTCCTTGAGTTGAAATTTGTATAGAATCAATCACACTAACATTAGATGCTCCATCTCCAACACCACCACCAAAAACACCACGACCACTTGCACCAGAGACTGTAAATTGTCTCCACTCAATTCCATTATAAAACTCAAGTGTATTCAGGTCATCATTAAATCTTACCATTCCTTCTGTTGGTTGGTTTGGTCTGCTACTAATACCACCATTTGGAACACTGAAGTGCGACTGAATACTTACACTTTCTAATGTTCCAGGACTGACTGTAGAACCAACAGAAACTTCAAAGATTCTTCCTTCATCTACAATAATATCTTCTGATACTGTATTATATTCTCCTACAAGACTTAAGTATCCAGTTTCACTTTCAGTAACTTGAACGAATGTTCCAACACCTGATGTGCTGAAACCAGTTGTTGATGCGACAGATACATTTTGTTTCTGTGATGCAAATCCACCATAAACCGTGAGTGTTGATACTCCAGAAACATTAAAGTCTCCTTTGAGAACACCATCAACTTCTAATTTTCTTCTAGCAGTAGTTGTACCAATACCAACTAACTGATTGGCAAGTGTAAAGTCTGAACCAAAACCAATTTTAAAAGCAGGCATATTAGTTTACCTCACACAGTTACTGTGTCTATTTTGGTCGTAACTGTTGCAATTCCAGAAGTAACCATTAAAACCCTTAATTCTGCATTTGAACCACTAATAGCACCAGTAAATGATCCAAGCATTGTGCTTCCCGTTGATACTGCTGCTTGCTCAACAACTGTTACGGTTGAACCATCGTGTATCATCAAATACCGACCAACTTGATAATTAGTTCCTTGTGCAATTTGAGCAGTGACTACAGCAGAGCGATGTGTTCCTGTTGCGAATGAACCAACACCGACTGCAGCAGTTGTTGTAATACCTAAAGTTTTGATTTCAGTTCCGCCACCGGAAATACTAACATTAATCGTTGTACCGTTAGTAGAGAAAGTATTTCCTGCACCAATAAAGTTAATGGTAGTAAATCCAGTGCCAACTAGAGTTCCACCAGATTGAATACCTACGCCAGAAATTATATTTGTAAGTCTAGAACCATCACCATAATAATAGTTTGCAGTAACAATACCAACTGCAAGTTTAGATGTATTTGATGCACCTACAGGATTTGTAGTGATGGTAGTACCAATACCAACACTAGTAAGGAAAGAAAAACCGTCTCCAGTAAAGCTGAGAGTGTTAATACCACTCCTAGATGTAATAGTATCTACTCTAATTTCTGCAGCCATGTCGGGTTCACTCTCCCCCTACTTTTAACTATTTATAACCAAGCATAAAAAAAGTCTCTACGAGAGAGACTTAATGACGTTTATTGTTTTTCTGGACTTTCTACGTTTTCTTCTTCCTTTTTTTCTTCTTCTGCAATTTCTTCAGGTGTTGGAAGAGTTACTCCAGTTTGTTCAAGATATTCAAGAACTCCTTGAAGTTTGAGTGCTAATTCTCTTTTTATAGTTAGTTGATTATTTAGATTATTGATTTCAGCAACAACTTGATTCTGTTGTTCAAGAACTTGTTGAAGATGTTTTTGTTGATCAGTCATGTTTGTTTTATGTATCTAATGAATTATAAGTGGTTTGTGGTATTTAGTCAATCACCAAGGAACACCTGATGATTTTGATGGTGTCTTCTGCTCATTAATTTGAGACTCAAGTGAAGTTTTCATAGTTTCAATTTGCTCTTCTGTCATCTTATCTTGAACCCAAGAAATTACAAGTTCTGGAGTAAGTTCTTCAAAAGGAATTAATTCTCCTTCTGGTCTCTCAAGTCCAATGGATCCATAGCAACTAGAAGAATGTTCATTATCTGATGCACTTAGAGTCCAATGAACCGTGTAGACATAATTATCTATAGTTTCTCTTTCAAGATTTGCAATTCCCCATGTATATGTTGTCATGATAGTTTTGATGTTTAGAATTATTTAGAATACTTAATTTCAGGAATCTGATAATCTTGAGTTACATTGCAATAATGTTTAAAAATAATTTCACTAGTATTTCCTGCCCAATTAGCTACTTGTGGAATAGGAATTCCAGATTCTATCCAATGACTAATTGCTGTGTGACGACAATCATAAGGTCTATATAAATGACTAATAACTTTATTATCATACAGAGGTTTTAGTTTTTTTCTGAAGTAACTTTGAAATGCAATTCTATCCCAAGGAAAAATAAATTCATTTTGATTTGGTAAGTTATTCAAAATATCAAGACATTTTTTATTTAATGGAACCCAACGTTTTTTGTTTGTTTTGGTGCTATTTTTAAGACCATGAGTAAGTGTGTAATTTTGATGAACAAGAATTTTATCTTCCTTAATATCTTTCCGCATTAAAGCACGAACTTCACCTGTTCTCATTGCAGTTTGAAGCATGAACTCTGTATACCAAGACCAATTTACACTTTTATAGGTTCTTTTCTTTCTTAATTCTTGAATTACAATATCAATCTCATCTCTTGGTATTACTATAATTTCTTCATCAGTTTGAGGTGCCTTTGGCATTCTAAAATTTTGTAATGGATTCCTTTTAAAATATCCATTTTCTTCTTCAGATGCCCACCGATACATAGATTTGACGTACATTGCAACTCGTCTAGAAGAAAGAACAGGTTGCTCACTCAAAATCCAATTCATTATTTCTTTTGATTTTTTGATGTCTTGTATTGGACACCTAGAAATCCATTTAGTAACCTGACTGTAATCTGATGTTAATGATGTAGGAAATAAAGAAACTTTCCTTTCATTAACAAACTCCTTCCACAGTTTCTTCAATGTTTTTGCCATAATTTAGTAGATTTATTAGTCTATATTGTAACATAAAGTAATTAGTGTGATAAGGTGTAATTACCACACTATGTGTATGATGACTTTCGAGTAGGACTACTTGCCCTAGCAAGCCATCAATACGCAGGGAACGCAGTAGCTCCCATCGTCGTAGGTGCAGGTGACGTGGTTGGAAGTCACCTTGGCGATGGTTTTGCTGCGAACGATGTCATCGTCTTGGGGCTTGGCGGTGCCGTCACCAGCGGACATCAGCAGGTCGCCACGCTGTACGGTGACACCTTCAGCAATGCGGATGATCATGTCGCCAGTCATCGCCAACCAAAAATCCAGCGGACCATCATCAGTAGGCGACGCTGACACATACACGCCAGCCACATTTGGATCGCCTTCAACATCGCTCACTTTGGTGCGGTTGAGCTGCTCGTTGTCTTCCTCGCCCCACTCGCACATCTCATCCAAGTTTGACAGGACAGTGCCCTTAAGGAGTGTGGATGGGTCTTCAGCATTTGGCAGTTGCGACCAACGGGCAAGGTGACCGCCGCCGTAGGTCACAGTAGTGCCGGAGACAGAGACTGCGCCTTCTTGAGTATCGGCCTGCCAGAATTGAAGCAAGTCTCCATCTGCCGATTGGCGGTTAAGTATCAAGCATCTGTCCCCGCTGTTTGTTGCAGTGCTTGTTATTACTGCGTAGTTTTGCAAAAACACAGTGCCAGCTACAGACGTGCTTCCTGTTGTTTTTCCGATGTAAACATACCCATCACTCGTAATCCTCATCCGCTCCGTCGGACTGCTCGCATCGGCGGCGGTAGTGGATAACGCTAATCGCGTTGGCTGACTCGTACCTGAAGTCCAGTTACCGTCTGCAGTTGCAACAATAGATGCGCCCCTGTTTCCTCCGGTGTCTGTAATGGTGATAAAACCAAGATCCGCGCCAGAAGTTGGGTTATTGGAGGTAGATGCCAGCGCAAGCGATCCAACACTGCTGGAGTTTCCGCCTTTTACTTGAATAAATGAATCCGACCTAAAGGCAGTAGACGTGCCAACTAAAAGCTGCCCAGTAGGCGTTAGCCTAGCTTTTTCTCCACCGTATATTTTCCAGCTAATTGCCCCATTTGAGTAACTGTTCTCAAAAATAAAGTTCGTATTGCCGCTTGGATCGTAATCCACCCGACCTTGGTACCCAGTTTGATTTCCAAACCGGATGGCTCCAGCGGCGTCGTAAGTGCCGCCAGATGACCAGCCGTTAAAGAAACCTTGAGCAGCGGCAGTATCGTATGAGTGAAGCTTGAAGCTAGGGCTCGTAGTGCCAATCCCTAGTCCAGTTGGGGTAAGGCGCATCTTCTCTGAGAATGAGCCAGAGTCAGCGATATAGAAGCGCAGCCCACCGCTATGGCTTCCGGCAGTATTGGACTGAATGTTCCCATAGAAACCGCCATACGCAACTGATGTTCCAGAGGAATTACCCCCGTAGAGAGCAATGCCACCAACTGCACCTGCATTTGTGTTTAACGTGCTTCGGATTGCAACGCAGTCAGAGGTAGCTCCAGCTTGAACGTCAAAAGAAACGCCAGGACTACTAGTCCCCAGACCTAGTTTGCCGTCATTTGTTATCCGAAGTTTTTCGGTAGGTGCGGAGTTTGTTGCTGTGCTGGTCAGGAAGACAAGCGACCCAGTTGGGTACTGTCCGTTTGTACGCGCACCGTGTATTGCACTAATGATTGCCGAGCTGAACTGAAGCGGGCTGGGTCCAGATATCGCCGCAAAATTGATTTGCGATGTGTTAGAAGCAGTGGTATCTGAGTTGCAAATTGTGATCGCATTTGCACTGCCGCCAATAGTCGTACTGCTACTAGCACTTTGGACAAGCAAAGGTCGTGCAGATGAAATCTGATCGAGGACGTTATTGGCGCTCGTTCCGATCCCAACATTCCCACTCGCATCAACAAACAATCGCCCCGTGCCATTAGTCGAGATGGCTACTTGGTCTGCGCCGGGGGAGTAGATGCCGGTGTTGCTATCACCTGTAAAACTAAATGCAGGAGCAGATGCACTACCTAAAGGAACATTAATAGTATTTGCAATGGTTACATTTCCATTTGAATCTATTGTAATTCTTGCTGTTCCATTCGTAGCAATACCAAATTGATTTGCTCCTGGAGAATATAATCCAGTTGTGCTACTTGAAGAAAACTTTAAAGATGGAGTGGAAGCAGATCCATCAGCAACTACAACATTAGAAAATGTACTGATTCCTGATGTTGTATTAAAATTAACTCCATTTAGTTGTAAACCAGACAGTGTTCCGTCAGACTTATAAATGTTAATCGTATCACTCTGAGCGGTAATCGAAGTAATACCAGATATACTATTCGGTCTTATGATAGTCATAGGTTCACTATCCCCTATTTTTTACTATTTAGACTACTACGTAATTACCATCAACAGTCAATATTCCATTAATGGTGACAGGACCTGCCATCAGTCCATTATATGAAGTACCAATGTAATGGTCTCCATTGAGTTGATTATCAACGATAATCATACCATTAGCAACATAAAGTCCTTGGAATGAATTGCCAACACCAGTGAGATTTGCATTATCAATCGTTGAAGTATGAACACCAACAGACTTACTGGTTGCAATACCTGCATTATATGTTGTCCAAGTACCACCAGCACCTGCTCCACCAGAAATACTAATATCAATAGTAGTTCCATTGACAGCAAAGGTATTACCTGCGCCAATGAAGTTGAGTGTGGTAAATCCAGTACCAACTAAAGTTCCTGCAGATTGAATTCCAACACCAGAAATGATATTAGAGAGTTGAGAACCATCACCATAGTAAGTAACAATACCAGAGTTACCAACTGTTGCGCCAGAACCAATTGGTGTGATTCTAAAGTTTGCAACCGTTGATAGACCAGAAACATTTAGTTGCTGTGTTTGTAAAGTTCCATAAACAGTAGCACCATATCCTGTGGTTTCAAATTCCTTTACGTTGTCATAATAGAGTTCTACTGAACCATCAGGTGTAAATATCGCAAGAGTATCATTTCCTGCTCCATTCTTACCAAGTTTAATTTCATTATTAGAATCAATTAATAATCCGCCGGTTCCACCTTCTCTAATTACACTTAATACACCATTGTGGTAAATTTGTAGATCATTACTATCTCCAAAATTAATAACCCCACTATCTTTTAAGTAAAGATCATTATTACCAGTAAATGTTAAGTCTCCGCTAATATTTGTAGTGCTTATTGTAGAAACACCAGAAACATTTAGTTGCTGTGTTTGTAAAGTTCCAAAGACAGTTGCGCCATATCCTGTGGTTTCAAATTCCTTTACATTATCAAAGTAAAGTGCTACTGAACCGTTTTCAGTAAAGGTTGCAAGAGTTTCTGATGAACTGGCATTCTGAATTAAATGTGAAGATGCTCTATAATAAGTACTAGATGCGTCAATGAAAAGATTTCCAGTTCCATTATCTTGGATAAAACTATTGGATCCATTATGGAAAATTCTTAAATCATTTCCAGTACCAATGTATAGATTTGCATTATCAGCAAGACTTACATTATTCTGGAAAGTAGCAATACCAGAAACATAAACACCACTGTTAAATGTCGAAACACCTACAAATGTTGAAAGACCACTGACTGTTATATCAGTAAATGTGTTTGGTGCATTCGCAATTGCTGCTTCAATCGTTGCAGTTGTGGTTGCATCAAGAGAAGCAATGTTCTGAAGTTGTCTACCAGAACTAATAACTTGAGTTGCACCAATATTATAAGAATTAGATGTAGTAACACCAGATGCATTTAAATTGGTTAATACTGCATTTGTTGCATTGATAGTATCATCAGTAATATGTACTGATCCAACAGAAAGTTTAACACCATTAGGAACTTGTGTTGAACCAATACCAACACCATAGTTAAATAAGAATGCATCAGTGGTTCCAGCGCCCATTGTATTGCGCTTAACCCACATAATTTGCTTGTAGGTGTCAGGTAATGTATTAATACCTGCTGCATATAAAGAAACTAATGGAGTTCCTTCTGTTGATGCAATTGCAATACCACCGTGATTTGCAGTATCATCAGTTGGTGTTATTGTAGTCGTAAATCCAAGAACAAGGTCTTTGTCTTCAATTCTTAATTCTACAGCATTGATTATGCCTGAAGTTCCACCAACTGTAACGTTTCCGTCAATGGTTACATTTCCGTGGAATGTTGAAGTTGGTGCATAAGAATCAAAAGAACCTGTTGATGAAAAATCACCAACAGTAGTAACACCAGTATAATTAAGATTTGTTCCACTTAAATTAGTTACAATACCAGTGTTGATATAAGCAGTCGTTACAACACCAGTATTGATACTTGCAATTCCGGATACTCTTAAATTAGCATTATCAATCGTCGTAACAATGCCAGTAGTAATTCTTGCAGTTGGAGTATTAACACTTCCGAAAGATCCAATACCACTGTAATTTAGGTTAGAACCACTTAATGTGGTAATGATACCAATCGCAATCGTACTAACGCCAGTGACTTCTAGATTAGTAAATGTTGCTTGATCGAGATTAATATCATCTGCATATACATCACCAGTAATTCTGACATCACCCTGAACATAGAGTGCTGTCTGTCCCGTAGAGACTGGAGATCGTATATCAACAATATACGCTGGAGACTGTGTACCAAAACCAGTGAGTCCAGTGTTGAGTGAAGTAATTACAGTACCACCAGTTCCCACATTGAACTCGGTAAGTACTGTACTAATACCAAGAATATTAATGTCGGTAGCGCCTATTCCACCAATGACTTCAAAAGTATACTTTGGAGTTGTTGATCCAATACCAACTCTGTCTAGTACAGAGTCCGCAACAAGTAATTTTTCATTTACTTCTAAACCATTACGTATGCTAAAGTTTTTTTGTACTGCCATGGGAGGAGAGCGCCTACCTTTTTTCTATTTATGAATGTTATAAGGTAGATCCACAATAAGTAACTGCACCAGTGGATGATCTATAAGCACTTCCTCCAGCAATCCATCCTTTCAATTGTTCAACAGTATCTGCATTATAACTTAAATATTCGTTAATCCAATAATCCATTTCACTTACAGATGGTGGACGATTAAACGATGATCTATACTGTTGGTTAATACCAGTAATCAAGGTACTCCAAGAAGCACCTTCAATATTTACAGTAAAAGACATTGAAACATATCCAGCACCACCGGCACTTCCGGCAGAGGATAACTCACCACCTCGCCCACCATTACCAGCACCACCAGTAGATACTGATCCTCCTGGATCAACACTTCCAGATCCAGGTTGTCCATTTATATTTCTTCCGCCACCACCTCCACCGCCAGCAGCTATTATTTGTCTTCCATTATTATTATAAACTCTTGTTGGCCATCCAGGACCAGCAAAGCATCCACCACCACCATTATTTGGAGTGTTTCCTGAACCATTTGGATATGAACCTTGTCCACCTCCACCAAAACTCCAAGTAAATCTTTGACCGGGACTTACAGAAACACCTAATATTACATATGCTCCTCCTCCTCCACTACCACCCGGAAGAGCTGGACCTCCTCCACCTCCTCCACCTCCAGAACCTGCTGCAATTATAGTGACGAAAGTGACTCCAGCAGGAATAACAAAAAAATCACTATTAGGTCCACTAGATCCATTCAGACACGGATCAGTCCATCCACAAGTACAAGGGCTAGTAGGACTAAAACCAGACCAAAATTCACTATCACCATAACTTTGTGCTGCTCTTGCTGTTCCATCACCACTTAAACCCGAAAAATAATAATCAAAACCATTTCCTGGATTTGCATAAGTATAATTTAATGTAATTCCACTATATCCAGTATCAACATCTCTAATTTCACTACAAGCAGCAACATTAATAGTTACAGTTTGAGTTGGTGAATCTGCACATCCACCATTAGATATTGCACGAAGTGTATAAGTCTGACTAGATTTTAAATTATTTAAAGTGATAGATCCTGATGTTGCAGTTGCTCCAAAGTTTGAAACAACACTACTTGCATTTGATGTTGACCAACTTAATGTTACACTTCCATTATACGCAATACTTGTAGAATTTGCTGTTAAAGTTGCTGCTGCAGTTGTACTGACTACAACTGAAGAGGAAGAAGTTGCAGTTGTTCCATCAGGTCCAGTTGCAGTAATTGAGTAACTAGTATTTGCTTTTAATGGTCCAACAGTCAAAGATCCATTAGTTCCAACTCCAGTAAACCCATTTGTTGTTACACTTACTGCAGAAGTCGTAGACCAAGTTAAAGTTGTGTTTTGATTACAAGAAACTGATGATGGACTTGCAGTTAAAGTGACAGTTGGATCATTTGATGATCTTGTAGATACGGACCAAGATGATGATGTTGAAGTTGGTGATGGAAGATTATTGTTTGCAGTGAGAGTAACTGTCGTTGATCTTGTTTGAGAGAATGAACCTGCTGTCATATAAACAGTACAGGCAACACCAGGAAGAACTACTATATTATTTCCAGTTGTACCATTAACATCTAGATATGAGTTTGCATTTGAGGTATTGACAACAACTCCACAGTCACTATCATAACTTGTAGGTATGAAGGTTACTGATTGTAAAGATGATGGATTTACTCCAGTAATTGATGTAAAAGTAGGAGCAACTAAAGGACAATTACGAACTGCACTTTGAACAACCCAAGTGTCACTAATTGTTTGATTGATAATGTTATTAATATCAGTATTATCACTTCCTGTTACATTGAATCTAGTTTGAACTGATCCATTTGATGCAGGAGATGTCGTAATCCTTAAATTAATAATGTCATTATTTCTAATTTGATATGATTCTGTACCAAATCCTCTAACAACAGATCCTCCACGAGTAACTCTAAATTCTCCACCGTCTGTTGTAGTTGTAATGAAAGCAGTTCCAAAATCATCAGCGTGTGTTGTCATTCCAACAATCGTAATAGGATCACTAATTGTTGCAATGTTTCTTCCTTGACCACTCTTGTCAACAAAAGTGAATTGTGTTGGAATTGTATCGCTTACAATTGGTCTTGTTGTGACAGTGAATGTGCTTGCAACACCAACTGGAGTATTTGCTCCTGTGATTGATAATGATGCCGATGTTGAAGTGCTATAACTTGGAGAAGAATTAACTCTTAAAGTAAGAATATCGCCATTATAAACCGTTGCAGAAGATGCACTAAAGTCTCTGACTGTGGTTGAACCTCTTACAACTTTTAAAAATCCACCAGATACTGTTGCAGTTAATGGAACAGGTGCTGCTGCAGTATCAGTATCTGCACCACTCAAAGTAATTGAATTACTGTCAAATGCAGATGATAATCCAACATTGGTAAAATTAGTAAATGTAAATTGATTTACAGTAGTATCAGAGTCTCTTGTAGAAATTGAATATGATGTTGTATAATCACCAACAGTGATAGAAGTAGAATTTGTTTTGGAATAATCGGTTGGACCTGCTAATACAATCGCAAGCGTATCTCCATTTCCTATTGTTGTTGCAGTTCCTGGTGCTCCTCCATTTTTACGGAAAGATCCAATACCAGAAGTAATTGCAGCATTTGAAGGAATTGTTGCATCTAATCCAGAAATTGTAATCGTATTACTTGTTGATGTAATTCCTAAATTCTGATTAGTTGAATTAGTGAAAGTAAATGCATCAGGCGTAGAATCTTTTGTTCTCGTCGTAACACTCCACTGTTTTGAAGTTCTTCCAACAGTTAAGGTTGCACTGTAGGTTTTTCCAAAATCATTATCAGATCCTGATGTAGTTGGAATACGAACAGCAACTGTTTGACCATTTCTTATAAATCCAGGACCACTTGTAAAAATTCCACTATTAACTGCAATAGATGCTCCAGTGCCTACAGATACTCTAACTGTATTATTGATTCCATTAATTGTAACTGGGCCTGTAGTATAAGCAACTCCAGGTTCTGCTCCAGTTACATTTGTGAGTGAAAAATCAGTAGGTATATCATCTAAAGTTCCTCTATAAGCATATTCAGAGGAATCTCCTAAAGCACCTAATAGTGGACTCATTTATTTTCTCCTCAACTGTATTGTGATTGTGAGTAAAGAACTGTGTAAGTGTTTGCTGCAGTTTTAAGAATTACATAGGTGTACATATCAATTGAATTTGCATTTCCTGAAGTAATTGTATTTCCTCCATAGTATTTTGGTGATTGTGCTACACCATCAATCTGAACAGTGGTGTTATAGTAAGGAGTTGATCCTTGTGTGGTCATAATAGCAACTGTTGTGGATTCTCCAACTTCCAAGAAACTATTCAATGTTTGTGTGGAATTTGCTCTAAAGTTAATCGTCCAGTTTCCTGTAGCATTAGTCGTAAAGTAATAAACATTATTATCACCAAGATCAATATTCTGCGTAGATGCAGAACTCAATACTGTAGAACTAATCGTTGCTTTTTCAATAATTTCAAAAACTCTGAGTGTTCCGTTGATTGAAGTGCTTCCTTCAACATATAATCCAAATCCCGCTTTAGCACTTGTTGTACCAATACCAATAGGAGTTGAAGTATGAACACCAACTGCATCTGTTCTCCAGATATCAGATACGTTTGTTAATCCGGAACCATCTCCAGTGAATGTACCAATGAAGGAATTTCCAGAGATTTGATTAACTGACAAGTTGATACTAGTCGTAGAAGTACTAACAGGTCCAAATCTTCTCCAATTATTATCTGAAGTGTAAACCCATCCAAGAGTTCCACCACTTTCTGGAGTTGCCTGATAAACAACGTCTCCGGGGTTTCCGGCATTTGTTGGAGTTGAAATTCCAACAGTATACTTTCTAGAAATTGTAGCATCACCTTGAATGAAAACTGAATTTGCCTCAAATCCTTTAGTGGAAGTAGAAGTTACTTTATTGGTAAAGACTACTGGACCATCAAACTTGGAAAGAACCTTACCATCAGGACCACCTTCAACACGAATTGCATTGCTAAAGTTTCCTTCTACTGGATTAATAACATTAATTGCAGGTTGATTTGAAATATCTTCACCAGTAAAGGTTTGGATAGGAGTATCAAAGATTTCTTCTTGTCCAGTGATTGTACTTAATTTCTTATTACCAGAATAAGAAATACCTTTGTCATTCATTCCAGTAAAGAAGTTAATGCCACCATCATTCTTATATGATTGTGAGATTAGTTCTTCTTGTGCGGAAAGTTGACGATCTTGACGATCTGGGAATGCAGTTGAATAATTACCAGGACCAAATCCAACATATTCAAAAGTATGACCTGATGCACGAATGATAGAGTGTCTTCTGAACTCAATAGGAACTGGTTTAACTCTTCTTACAGTTGTTCCGGAAGCATGTGCTCCACTTGGAGTTCCTAGAACACCTCTATAAACAGATATAGTGTCACTTGTAACTGTAGTTTTGATTCTTACAATCTCATCACCAATTTCAAGATAATCACCGATGTTTAAGTCTAATCCAGAAACTGGAATTGTAATTGTTCCTACAGTCGGACCAGTAACAGCAGCAGAGAGTGTTGTAGTTGCATTATCGTAAATTGAAACTAAACGTCCTCCAATGTTTTCATCATTGATCGTAACGTTTCCTGCATTTGATGCAGTTCCACGACGATATGCATAGATTGTTCCAGATCCTACAGGAGCAGTTGTTCCTACTCCAATATTAACAGAGAAAGAAGTAAGACTATTAACTTGTCTTATAATGAATGATCCATTATAAAGTGAATTATCTGCTCCACCTAGAGAAATAACATTGTCAACTTGGAAACCGTGATTGTTCGTGGTCGTAACAATTCCAATTCCAGTTGTAGCATTATAAGTAAGTGAAGATACACCGATTGCTTTACCAACTAATGCAGCAGTAGCATTTGAGGTAATCAGTTGTCCAAGTCCACCTTGTACTGCAGGACTTACTGGAGAAACGGAAGCAACTTCAACTTGCTTAAAATTACCTGCAGTAACTCCAGTAATACGGTAGAGAGTATTATAATTCTTATATCCTAAAGAACTAATACCAGCAACTTTTACGATTTCATTCGTATCATCATAAATTGAAGTTACACTTACAATACCTACAGAATATCCAGAAGTTGTTGCAACACCAACAACAGCAAGTGTATTACCAATACCAAATGCACTACCACCATCCATAACCTTGATGCCAGTAATGACACCAGCATCTACTTTAATTCTTGCAGTTGCGTTAATACCAGTGCCTGTTTGTCCGACAAGTTTTGCATTATAGAAGTATTCTGTACCAATACCTGTTCCATATCCAGCACCACCTGCAACAATGGATAAACCTGTTGCTCTATTAAATCCGTGATCAATAGAAGTAAAGATTGTATGTGCGGTTCCTGCAGAATTTGATACAATATTTGTAATTCCAATACCAACACCAAAGTCAGCAATTGCCTTTTGTACAGTTTCTTTTGTTGCACTGTTTTGTGGCTCATCAATTACAACCTGGCCAATAGGTTCAGGAAGTGCATAAGAGATTGCTGGTTCTGGATCTGAATTTGGATTGTCTCTATTAACTTGTGAATAAAGATTTGTTACTGGTTGAAGGAATCTAAGGTTGTTGAAAGGGGATACGTTAGGTGAGTTAGATGAGTTGATTAAAGTTAAGTGATAAACACCATCTTGTTCATTCTTAATATATTTCTGAACTTCCTGTGTTCTATAGACTAAGAAAGTGTTATTGTACTTCTTCCTTTGGAAATATGGAAGTGATGTTGTACGATTTGTAATATTATTTGTAAAGGTTCCTGGATTTGAACTCAATGCATAACTGAAATGCTTTGAACTGCTAATTCCAGTAATTGTAAATGTTCCATTATATGCGGAGTTTGCAGCACCAGCAAGATTGCCAGTACTAGTTACGTTTACAAGATTAACTTCAGAACCAACAGTTAAATTATGTGGAAGTTCTGTGATAACATTTACACTTGTTCCATCCCAACTTGCATTTGCAACAACTCTTTGATTTCTTAGATTTGTTACATTTGCAAGAGTTGCTGTTGATGGATTGAACTGATAAGCAACTTCAGTATCCGTAGTTCCAAGTGCTGATCCTGATTCTTGAATGATAAATCCATCAGATGGAGGTCTTGCAGTTGTTGCAGAATCCTTTGGAATGACATAACGAATTCTATAGATTGAGTCATTTAATGCACGAACATCAGATCTACGAGTAATAAATGTTCTTGGAGTTGCTGTACCAAGAACTGCAGTTCCAAATCCAACAAGTGCTGAATAGAGGCTATTATCAGTAGATGCAGTTCCAACATTCAAATACCATTGACCGTTGGTTGAATCATATTGAATTGGATGTCCAATATCACCAGAATTCTTATCAGAAACTCTACTGACAATCGTTAATAGACCACCTTTATTATTCAGAGTAACTTCAGATCCATCAAGTGCATCATTAAGAGTTTGTGCTAGTTTCAGTTGATTTCCAGAAACTCCAGTCGTAATTGCATAATAAACTTGATTTGGAGAAAGTCCATCAGGAAGATGTCCATTACTACTAATGACTCTTACAGTTTCTCCATCAGTTAAAGAATGATTTGTTGTCAGCGTAATGATATTACTTGAGATTGCATTTGAACTTCCAGAAATATTAACGCGATATGATTTCTCTGAAGTTAGTTCATTACCAGTAAATTGAGTACTTGGCATAATAATTCTTGCCGAGTACTGAGTTGTGATGCCACTTTGCGATAAAAGAACATTTAGTTTATCATTGAATTTAGCACCAATTCTATATCCTTCAATAACGTTGTCAGGTGGAATTGATGCATTAGTTTCATTATAAAGATAAAGACGATTCGTTGATGCAATTCCAACAGTTCTACTTACATCAATTGCAGTAAATTCAAGTGTTGTCTCTGTAGTATCAAATTCTTTTGGAGGAATAAAGTGAGTGATGTAACCAACATCATCTCTTGGAAATGCTGTGGTTCTAAATCCAGATGCAGCAAGTGACTTAGCACCAAAGTTTGAGTTGGAGTTTGTAATTGATAAGTCTCCACCAGTCTCTGCAACGAAGTGAAGTGCATAACCAATCGCAAAAACAGAAACTACCTGAATAAATGCTTCATTAGAAGCCTTAATGTGATAGTTTTCATATACAGGTTTAAATCTTGCTCTTGAATCACTATGAATATTTTCGTTTCCACTTACAGTGTTATCTTCAAATAATCCCGTAGAAGTGTTATATTTTACGAAAGCATTATCGTCTTTTTGCAGTCCAATACCAGTGAACTGAGCAACAACCATACTCTTGAATCCTGATGCTTTACTTCCATCAGCATGTAGTCCACACATTCCATAAACGGAACGCATAGAGATGTTAAAGATGTATGGAGATGCGGAAGTTACAGTATCAGTTGTAATGCTAAGATTAGATCCAGTTGCAGATGGAAGTGCATTAACTGGTGGATTTGATACTTGATATTTAATTTGTGTTGAACTTAGAACTTCACTAACTACAAACTGTCCATCATAACCAGCAGCAGATATACCTTCAATACTAATTGGCGTATCTACATCAAGACCTAGGGCATTTGCTTCTAAAGTTACAGTAATAACGTTTGTTGCTACAACACCATCACCTGCCTTAATACTTGTGATTCCTACGTTTCCGCCAGTTGATCCAACAATACGATATTCATCAATCTTTGGTTGAATATCTAGTGGAGATCCTGTAACTTCGGGTGGAATCTCTCTTCCGCTTGAAGGACCATAAGCAATACCAATCTTTTCATAATAAACATCAAGATCAGTTTTGTCTGTAGAATAATTTAAGAATGCATCATCAATATCAATGTTGTTTACTCCATCTGCATATTCAAATGCAGTAAGTTTATGGTGAGAGAAATTAGGAACATATGCATTTGAGGTGTAATCCTTATAACAAGTTCCATTTGGATCAGCATCCAGAATACTGAACTGCCAGAAATAACAAATACCAGTTACTCTAAAGATTGCAGATCTATCAATATTAGAGTTTTGTGGATCTGGGACATACTTTGGACGAATCTTGGTCTTTCTTAAGTCAACACCAACTAATGAAGTACCACGAGGAATAATCACACCACCGTGAACACTATTAAACTTATAGAGGATATTGCTGTCTGAATTAATATCAAAGTTTGTGGTTAGATCAAAAGGTTGGAAATCAGTTACAGTTTCTCCTGATCTTGATTTAAATGTTCCACCATTAGGATCTGAAGGAATCCATCCAGGACGATTATCAATAACATGCTCACCTGGATAGACCATAATAGTGGTCTTGCCAAATCTATCATTATCTAATCCACGTTGATATGAAAATCTTGATGCTTCAATTAATGCACGTTGAATTGTCTTAAATGGGCGGGTTAAACTGTTTCCACGATTTTCTACTGAATCTGTAGAATCAGCACTTGAAGGATCTACATATAAAATCTCACCTCTAGTATTACGCAAAAAATTTGATAATCTGGAAAGACCCATTTTATTAACTTATAAATTCCGTTATGAATTATTTATCGTCTTTAGTTATTAGTCTTCTCGTAACTCTCCAACCTTTATGATGAGTTCTGACACCTCTTGCAACTTCTCTTATTTTACATTTATTCAAATCATTTTCCTCACAAAAATCAGTATACAATACTGTTTCTAATATAATTCCTTGTGGAGAAGTAAATGTATAAACGTATTTGCAATTTGATAATTTTATACTCTTTTTATGTTCTTCACTTTTTAATTTACCCCTTCTCGAAATTACCATTCTTTCTCTGGTTTCTTCGGTGTGTTTTTTATCTTTATTAATACCAGCACCAATTAAGTGAGTTGTATCTAAATTCAAAAAGTTACACCACTTATCAATAGACTCAAAAGAACTTCCATTGTTTGGGTTCATTCCCAATTTAACTATAATTTCTTTTTTGGTTTTTGAAGTTTCTACTGTATCAATAAATTTATTTTTAAATTCTAATTCTTCAACTTTCAATAAACACTTCTTCAGTCCTTTCTGCGCTTTAGACATTCTTGATTTTTGATCTTCCGTCCTTTTTTTGCCGATATTTTTTTGTCTTCTTCTCTCTATAGATTCCACAGATTGTTTTGCTCCAAGTCTATAATTTCTTAACTTAATTTTACTAGATTCTTTCATAGGAACACCAGACCTATCTCTACTATATCTTTTTCTAGATTCTTCATAAAGATAAGAATTGCAATATTTACCTCTACCACCCATAATAATATGAGCATTTGTCATCTTTTTAGTTTTCCAATGAATCAACCCATATCTTTGCATACAAATTTTTTCCAAAAGTGCATGAGCAATATAATGCTCTCTTGCTGTCAAATAAACAATTCCTTTATTTTTACCAAAGATGCTCACAGGAAATGTATGATGTCCTTCTACATACACTCCAAGTTCTTTTGCTTTCTTTTTAGTATAACCTCTTTTTTTCAGCTTTCTTATGAGGTTACAATAAATTTTTAGATAGTTCATTGAAACTTAAATTGACTCGCATCATTATTTAGTATTATAGCAGAAAAGGAAGCATTTCTGCTTCCTTTCTTACCTTATAGATTGCGAGTCAATTAAGGTGCAACTATTTATGATTCTTCTGTTTCTTCTTCTGGAGTTTCTTCTTGAGGAAGAGAAACTCCTACTTGTTCTAGGTATTCAATCACTCCTTGAAGTTTATATAGGAGTTCTTTTTTTACATTTAGTTGAGTATTCAAATTGTTGATGTCATTGATGACTTGTTTTTGTTGCTCAATGACTTGTGATAAATGTTCTTGTTGTTCAGTCATAACTAAAAATCAATTTGGAGTATTTATATATCAATTAAATCGTGGCCAATCGGGAAGAATTAAATTTTCCAAATCTTGTACTGCTGTTACTGAAGAAATTAAAGTTTCTCTTTGTTCTGAAACTGCAATTACTTCTGCACGATACTCTGCAACATCAGTAGGAATATTAATATTTCTTTCAAATTTTCTTACAATATACCAATCAGTTGGTAAAAGAAGTTTATTTGCTGTTTCTTTTGTCTGCTGAATATGAAGTGTCTTAAGTCCCGTTTGAGTATATGGTTCTCCACCTTCTGGCGTCACTACTTCATCTTCAAGTTGCTTGGGAATTAGATTACCATCAGCATCATATCCCCAATAATATCTTTGGTCCCAAACTGGAGAATCTGCTTGTTCTGTGATACCAATTGCTTCTTTTTCTTCGAGTGAAGATAACCTTAACCAATTTGCTGGATATTGCGTTCCATCTGAAGTCGTAAATGGAGTATCCAATGCTAATGGTTTTCCTTCTAATATAAACATTGATTTATAGTTTTATGAGTATTTATGATAACATTATATTGTTGCTCACTACGAGGACGGGTTAACGAGCACTAGCGGGCGCGGTTGTTGAGGCCAAACGGCGACTCTGCGAAGGCGGCGTAGATGTAGGTGCCACCAGACGTGTTGTATCCGTTAGTTGATTCCCTGAGCTTGAAACCATTGGAAAGAACATCAAAAATAGTGAATGTGCCTTCAGCGTCTGACAGGTTTGACCAGAGTAATTTATCTTGAACGTTAAAAGTATTTCTAGCAGTATCAAGAATGCCCCAACTTCCTACGTTATCTGAGCGTTTAATCATCACCCACCTCGGCCTAAACCCTGTATAAACAAACGGACCATCCGTGCTGCCGTTGCCGGTGTAGCTGCCGAACGCGCTGTACCCGGCTACTGGGGCGAAGCAGTAAGCAATCGAATTGCTATTGTTATTGCCGCCACCGATATAGAAAATGGAGGATGTCGGAGCTGTATTCTGCCAAATACTCGTGCTTGTTAGCGCTTCCGTGGTTCGGTTGAGGCTGAAGTATTTATTGGTGCCGGCGCTTACATGGTAGGTGTACCAGTCGTCAGTATCATTTGTATATTTACGAATAATCAACTGCGGAGCGATCCCAAGTCCGTGACCTATAGTGGCGTTCGCACTGGTTCCGTTCCATTTAACAATAGAGAACCCCGCACTTGCATTAGCCCTCACCTGACTAGAGATGGAGCCTTGTGTGTTCGTGACGGTGGAGCTGCCGGCGTCCCAGCACCAGCCTGCATAGGTAGCGCTGTTCTGATTAAAAGTGGCAGAAGACCTGCTTCCCGGAGAGATCGTAAAACCATCTGAAGTAAACGCAGATATAAAGCCATCTTGCTCGTTGACTATCTCGGCATCTGTTGTTGATGAGATTAGGAATCTGTTTACTCCGCGAACGGTATCATGCAGGCCATGTGGATAGGGTACACTTCTCCCCTTTAGCCACACAAAGTCCGGGCTAAACCCCAATCCCGAAATAGTCTGCGTGCTGCCATTCCCCGTCCAGAGCTTCACATCCATCACCGTGGATGGCTGTGTAATCGTCGGTGCGGGCAGGTTTGCCGTGCAGAGCGCCTTGAAGCCGCTGGGGGCGGTGTAGGCGAATGGGCGTTGGCCGAAGTTGGCGGTTAATGCAACTGCAGCAATTGTACCACCATCGCCTAGCATTGGGAATAAAGTTCCACTAAGCCCAGTAAAAGCCTGCCCTTGACTAACTCCATTCTTATAGAATGTCAGAGCTCCAGAATCCACATCTAGCGCGACGCCAATTACGTCGCCATTACCATAAGCAGATCCGTAGGATGAACTAATGTTTTGAAAGTACTTATTACCATCGGCGTAATACCCCCAAGAACTTGCGTTTACGCCTGCATAGCTATTCAAGTTGGCAGAAATCAGTCCAACTCCAATCATCGCCGTGCTTCCATCAACAGTTGGTGTTACTTCCCAATACCACTTGCCGGATGAAACACCTATTGTTCCACGTACACTCGTAATTGCATCAGAAGGAGTAACAGCGTTAAGATTTCCGTTGGATAAAACAATACCTACGGCCCCGGCCGTCCCTCTGTCCAAGGGATTCAACGTGCAGTAATTCCCCCGCACCTGCGCCCCGAGTCCAGTATCAACCTCGCTGCCGTTGACGGGAACGTCTACGAGGCTGTCGTTGCCTGCACCAGCGGTGACGGATAGGTTGTTCGGCGTCCAGTTGTTGCTGCCAGCGGCATCCTTGCCCAGCGTGGTGGCCGTGGCTGCGGAGTTGTCCGCGAAGGTCAGGCGGAACCCATTGGTGCCATAGGTGCCGGTATACGCCTTCGGCACCCACACGCCGGTGGTGGCGGAGAACTCACCGAAGCTGGTGGGGGTTAGCGCTTGGCCGTCGATGAAGTGTATGTCGGCAAGGTAAGCACCGAGGTACTGAATCTGGGCGACGCGAGTCCCAATGAAATGCTGCTGCGTGGAGTTGATGTAGGTGTCCAGGTTCAGTGAGGGGAACGTGTCGGCAGTGTTCGTCCGATCAACGCCATTCACGTAGAGCTTGACCCTGTTCGTGGAGGTCGCTTGCGTTGTGTCAACTGCAATAACAAAGTGATACCACGCGGAAGGATCTCTCAGATCGCCTGTGGTCGCAACGCTGAAATTGACGCTGCTTGAGGTGTCCTGATAAAGACGCAGAGTGCCATCAATAAAATACAGGAATATTTCGCTGGCGTTTACGTTTCCAGCCTGGAAAATCATCTGAAAGGTGGCAAAGCTGGACCGCTTCATCCACCCCGCCCAGGTCCACGTCTTGCGGTTGCCGGCTGATGCGGGGGTGCGGCTGAGAAAAGCCGAGTCGGCTGAGTTGAACCGCAGGCTTCTAGAAATAGTATATCCACCTTGACCACTGGATCCAATAAGACTGTTGTTATGAAAGATACTCATGAGTAGTTTGCAGTAAAAACGGTATGGATAGAAGTAGAGGTGCGAACAACATAATCGACACGATCTACAGCATTAGCAGTTGTCGTTAAGGTTGGTGCAGTGCCGCCAGGGAAATCCCAGGAACTACCCCAAGACAACGTTCGACTTCCTGTTCCATCTTGGACAATAAAAATACTACCACTTTGTCCGGCGGTAATGTTGGTTGGATTAGCAATTGTACGTGATCCACCCAACGTAACGGTGAAATTACAATCTGCAGCAAAATCTGGTGTAATTGTTGCGCCATCAGTCAATGTACCAATAACAGCAACAGCACCATTTTGAATAGTAATAACACCATTTTGAGCGATTCTCATCCGCTCTGTAGGAAGACTTGCTCCGTCGGCCGTCGTAGAAAAAACAAGCCTGCCCGGCATGTCGTCAGCGCCGGGGGTGCCGTCTACCTGGCAAACAATAGACGCGCCATTTGCGAGCATGTCGGTTCCATCTCCGCCCGCAAAGCAAATAGCGCCCAAAGTATCTCCGCTTTGAACTACTGTTGGTGTGCCGCCTACTGTGGAGTTTCTGTGTCGTCCGAGACTTAAAGTTCCAGCGCGGAAAGCATCAGCCGTGCCAGCCGAGATGATGCTTATTAGTGCGCCACTATTTGCAGATTCGATTTGTATGTGCCCTTGAGGACCGTTTCCTGAAGAGTCTGAAACAGCACGACTCGAAGATGCGCCAACCAACAATCTGCCGGAGCTGTCGAGGCGGGCGCGTTCGTTTGCTCCAGAGGTATTAAAAACAATCGAAGTATTAGTGCCAGATTGAAGTGTCAGAGTGTTATCGGCATTGATATTTCCAGCGCCAAACGTAGACACTTGGAAATTTAAATTACCTGGGCTTGCAGCAGGAGCAATGCGTTGCAAGCTAAGAATGTGGTTGTCTGGAGCAGCAAATCGGAAGTTTGTGGCACCAGGTCCAGCAGGGGCGACAACATCCAAGGTTGCGCTAGGCGCAGAAGTTCCCAAGCCAAATCTACCATTACTATCAAACCTTGCGGACTCTACGCCACCTTCAACAAATGCAATGGTATCAGCAGTAGGAAAGAATATTCCGGTATTACTGTCTCCTGTTGGAGTTATTGATGGAGCACTAGTTGATCCAGCACCAACTGTAGTAATACCACTAATCTGAAGATTGGTTACTCCAGTCAGTTGTTGTCCAGAAACAACCAAACCACCATCAGTTGCAGAAATAGTATCGGTAGTTCCGTTTATTTGAATACCCATCTTTTCAGATACTTTTTAGGTATTTATCATACAAGAAAACCTCCACAAGGGAGGTTCTCAAGTCACACTTTTTGGGTCACTGTAACGATTCAGTATCGTCTTGATTATTATACCACTTCTGCTCTTCCCATGTCAACTTTTTCTTTAGTTCCTTATCAAATATCATCAAGTATCTGTGTTTTCTACTTCTTTCTCTCCACTCACCTTCTAATCCTTTGATAGGACCTCTTGAGTGTTTGATAAATGATCCATTTGGTTGCTTAATCCAAAAGTCAGATTTCTTATCTGTTAGACCGTGATAAGTAAAATTGCAAGCTCTGTATATAGTTCCAAGGTGGTGATTAGCATCAGCGTAGCTAAGAATACAAGAAACGCGGGCATCTTTTCTAAATCTCCTTATACAACGACTGACGAACCAAGATGTGATATTATACTCTTCTTTCTGGACTTCTGGATGTATACAAAGTCTTGAGAGTTCGTATATTCCTTCTTGTTGATTTCTTTCTAATCCAAAAGCACCTACGGCTATTTCTGGGACGGGTAAACCAGTGAAGATACAACTGCCCAAGCAACCACCAACGCGCAAAATATCAGAAACCGAGGATCTGAAAAGGCCATAGTTATAATGCGATTTGAAGTCCTTTGATTCGTCTTTAAGATAATGGTAGGTATAAAGAAGTTCTTTGATTTCTTCCTTACCTACTCTATCTATATAAAAATCTGATTTCATTGAGTATTTTTACTCACTTTGTTTGCATTCTAACATATATTCTATAGTGTTTGCAATGTCTTCCATAGCATCACGGATAAATGGTCTTTGACCAGATTCTTGCCTACGAATAGGACGTGAGGAGTCACAGAGGGTCCACCTCCATTGATTCATAGACTCACAGTACCAGATTGATATCTTCATTTTTAGCAATCTCTAATTTGATCCAATTAAGGAGAGCATTTACTTCCATTCTTTTCTCTTGAGAAAAGTCTGTGCCCTTATTGAATAGGTAAAAATCAAGTGCTTCAACAGCAACTTTTCTGTCTTTTTGTGAAATTAATGACATTTGGAGTTTTATAGAACTCAAGCTCCCAGACGGAATTGAACCATCCTCTCCTGATTACAAGTCAGGTACATCGCCACTAAATGCTTTAGGAGCAAAAATTAATCAACAGGCAACATTTCTGGATTTTCCAGATCTAACTCATAAAGCAAAGGATGACATTCTTCTAACATAAGATAATAGGAAGATTGGTACAAATCCTCTGGTTCAAAGCGTCTTTCGTTGTCTGCTAATTTGATTAACTCCAAGTCGAATAAAGATTCGTCGTCGAGTTCATCAAAAGTAAAAGGAATTTGATTTACAAAATACAGGAGAATAATTTGAGTCCCACGATTGTACCAAACGTATCTGGCATCTATTCTGTATTTCATAGAATAGTCCTTTACTTTTGTTTATTTAGAGGATAAACCTCATAGCGGTCGTGGGATTCGAACCCACCCTTGAACGATTTTCTTACCACTATAGTTTTCACTACCAACCATAAGATTGTTTGTGGTCTGGAGCACCCCTTAACCATATCCATAAGGATTTAGGTTCCTACCTACTGCTCTCTACACCTTCAAGATTTCTCTTGCTTGGCTCGGGATTGCCATTTCACAGGTTTCCCCGAATTTGATAGGATTCACGCACAGAGTTTCCAACTGTGGTGCTCAAATTGTTAAAGTCGTTTGCCTCTTCCGCTGGGCTAGACCGCCATAAAAACTTACACTTTGTAAGTTACATCATTATACTTCAGATACTCAAAGAATGTCAAGCGCATTTCCTTTTCACTCATTCCACAGTGCTTTGCAGCAGTTGGCAAATTCCAACGAGCACAAAACAGGTTTTCATTTGCCTCCTTCACATTCTCTGGTGTTGTTTTCACTGGTTCTTGTTTCAGTGCTTTATAGTTAATGCGATAAGGATTCATTTTGAAAAAAGTATCGTGTGAGAATTTTACCGGGAGATTTTTTTCGACCTAAATGGAATTAAAGGTCGATTTTGGTTTCAGAGTGGACTTGCATAAGACAGAGTGCTTTCATCAAGTGTATTACGAACAAAGTCTAGCACACTCATAAACTCCTCTACGGTTTCACAGGACACTTCTTTCTCTGATCCTTCATTAGAATACAGATACACTGTACGCTTTACGGGATCAACTACGCATCGTGTCAGGTACTCGTCTTTCATTCGGTCGTCCGTTGATTACCTATGTATAGTAGCACGGTCAGGTGCCGCTGTCAAGTGTCTGTGCCGTGTCCAGGCGAGGAATATCAATTCTTTCACCAAACACCAGGTAATAGCAGTCAATTGGCATACCATTTGACTCTACAAGAACTTTAGTTCCTTCAATTCTTTTTACAAATAAATTTTGATTGGCACGAATTGGTGTTAGATGAACTGATACATGATGAAGATCAACGATTTTCTCCCATTCTTCAGGCAGTTGAATGTATTTTTGATTCGTAAGTCTTCCTTGAGTGAAGACTAAATTTTTATCTCCAAAAGGTGAGACATAATTAAGTGTATAATTTTTATCTAGTGGATGTTGAATTTTCATAGTACTGTATCCGTGACGGTTGATACTCCAAGATAATTAAGTGCTTTATTATAAGTGATAATATCAGCACGATATGATGCGATCTGTTGTGATAGTCCCCAAATTTCAGATTGAATTTCTTTTCTCTGCTCTCTAAAAGTATTAGCAACATCAATTTTATAATTTAATGTGCTAATACCAGAAGAGATGTCAGACTTTGCAGTATTTAGTGTGTTAATAGCATTTGTCAAGTTTGTTTCCTCTGTTGGGCAAGATGTGGCGAGAGTTAGAATAGTAGGTAATTGTGCATCTGTGACTGTTGTTGCAAAACCAACAGCAACTCTTTGTCCACTCAATGAAACTGGATATGAAGTAAATCCGACTGGTAAGTAATAAACTCCTGCACCAACTTCTGGTTCAAATGTACTCGGATCTTCATCATCAAATAAATCAGGGTCCCAAGAAATCACATTTGGTTCATTGCCAGAATTATCATATTTTACAGAAACACCGATAGCAATATTACCCGAGGTCATAATACCAATCGTTTGTGGTGAATATGGATCTTTATCAGATTGAATTTCATAATCGTCAAACCCAAATTCAGTTATGGAAGTTAAGACTGTAAAAGTTACAAAAGATCCATTAGATTCTGGTGCGGATGCAATACCAGTTGCTGTTGCATCTAATGTCAAAATACTAACAATAGAGCCAGTCGAAATTCCTAAAACAGATCTTGATAATGCTGTCGTCCCTATTCCAATAATATTTGATGAAGAAGGAATAACTCCATCTTTTGAAGAAATTACTAGTTGTCCTGTTGCAATTCCAGTTGTTGATGAAGATCCAACAACAGAAAGAACCGTAAGTTTATTTTCTCCTGGACTGATTGTTCCAATAAAACTAGTAACAAACGTATTACCGATATCCTGTGTTACTGGTTCATCATAATATTTAATTCCATATGCATTCTCTGTCGTATATCCAAATGTATCATAATTATCATATGTTACAAACCCAACACCATCAAAATACTCAACATCAGTTAAAGTTCCTGCATATCCAGCAAGAGAAAGTTTTGTTGCAACTAAAGTATGAACCGTTCCTGCAAGACCAACTCTTCTCCAAAATACATCTGTCCTACAACCTACATTAATTCGGTCTTGATAAGCATTACTTACATCAATAATTTTGGTATTAACAGAATTTACTTCAGTTAAAATATCATTATCTAAAGAAATAATAATATCATCATATGGTGCCTTTTTGCCATCCAATTCTATAATTGTTTCCGAAGAATCTTCAATTGAAGAATTTGATTGCTCTAATTTTGTTCTCAAATCATCATTAAGAACACTATAATATCTCGGATCCATCTTTAAAATACTTTTGAATATTTATTTTACTGCAAGTTATTATCAATATGATTGCGAACTGTCTCTTTGATTAAGCTCTCAACATAATTACTCTCAAAATCAAAGGAATATCCTTCATTACCACCTGGATAGTCTTGATATGATTCTCCTTCATATTCAACTACCAAATCATCATCAAGACGGCGGGCTACAATATAATAATCTGCATTAATAGGACCACCTGCATTATTGCGAACAATAACTTGCTTTCCCCAGAGTACTTCTTTAACAAAGAGTTCTTGCCAACATCCAATAGGTGTCAAACTGATGGACATATCCTCAATATTTACAAGACCATCCCAAAAAGATGGAAGATTGATAACACCATCTTCAGGAACTTTACCTCTACAATAAACAGCAATTTCTGGTCCTTCTATGCAAACGTGACGTAATCTCCACCCTTTTTTATTTGGGTGTTCCATATCAAATGGTTTACTTTTTTTAGTTGCTATCTTTGCTTTGAGTGAATCAATCGTAGGACTTTTAATTACACCAGTGACATTTAGTACACCAGCAACAGTCAACTTTGGTCCAACTGTTGTTTTTCCTGTAACAGATGTTTTTGCTGCAATTGTAATTTTTTTACCAGCCCAAGACAAAATTCCAAGTCCAGTTGTTTTAACTGCGGTATAAGTCGTCTTACCAAGAACATTAATAGTAACTTTAGGTGCAAGAGTTGCAGTCAATCCAACAGGTCCACTTGGATCTCCAATCAACAAGTCCGTTGGAGTAGGTGCAAATCCTCTACTCGTAACCATTATGATAGGTAAACCAGATGTCTCTGGTGCCAGGTAGTTTTTAGTTCTACCAATCATCAAAGTTGCTGCTGGTCTTGGTAATGGATATGAGATGGGTGATCCAATCAACATTGGACCTTCAATCCAAGCACTACCGTTTACAGGAGGAGTGCCTGCTCCGCCACCTAACGCAGTTGCAGGTGGTCCAGGAACACCACCAGGAAGACCTGCTGTTACTTGAAATTGACCACCTACTAAAAGATTTCCTAAATCAGGCATATTATCCTCCTAAACTACCAATTAATTTCTTCAAACCATCTAAAAACTGCAGTGGGGTTACTGCGCCGCTAATAGGTCCAAATACAAAGTCGCAATCTTCCAACCAATTTCCAGGACCTCTGATTTTTAAGTTTCCAGGAGATGTAACCTGAACTTGTTTTTCTGCAGCAATATTAATATTTGCTTTTGATTGGACATTAATATCTGCTCCAGCATTTAATTCTATATTTTGATTAGTTACAATATTAACATATCCAGTTTTATTATCGGTTCCGCTTGCAATTAAATCAATATCCTTTGCAAACATTCGGATTCTTCCACTTGGAGCACCAATAATAACATCACCATTCTTTGCATAAGTTACAAATGCAACTCCATTAACAGGAGTATCTCCACAAATAATTTGATATGTTGAAGGACACTGATTCCAAGTAGATCCATTGAATTTACCAGAACTGGCAAATCCCATAAAATGATCAGATGCTTTTCCTGGATTATTATTTCGGAGAATTGCAGCAAGACTAGTTTTATTTAAAGAAATATCACCAAACTTCAATTCGCCTTGAGTTGTACCAAGGCGAGAATAATCCCAACTAGTTTTTAAATTATCACTCATAATGGTTTACCAACACAATCAACAACTTGTAAGACAGATGTTGCAGAATCTCTGTCCGTAATTAGTTTGGGGTCTTTTATTGTTCTAAACACTGGCTTAATAACTGCATTATATCCAGTATTACTATCTATACCAATTTCTGGGTTCTCATTAAATCCAAGACCAGTTCTATCAACAGTAATACCAATCAACTGTCCATTGTATCCAAACTTCGGAGTTAATATTGCTCCATTATCTGGAGTAATCACGATCTTATCTCCGTCCTGATAGTTAAATCCAGGATCTACGATTTCAGTATCAATCAACTCTACAATTACTGGATAAGTTCCATCGGAGTTTGAAGGATATTGTCCTTGTTGAGATTCTGGTGGACACTGAGGTGCTGTCGTTGTTTCATCTTGAATGGCAACGAAAGATGATTCTCCAGCAAGTTGAACAAGATCTCCAACCTTAATGTCCATAACTTCACCAGGACTGTATGGATAATCCCAATTTCCATCTGCTCTTCTAATGGTGGATTGGCATCTATCAGCCCAAGTTCTTCCATCACCACCTTGACTTCCATCAGGAGTAGATAAGTATCCACCACCACTATCAAGTACAATAATTTTAGATATTCCATCCACAAGATCTCCTGGTTTTGGACCAATTCCAGTTCCAGTGCCTGTACCAGTTCCACCACCAGTTCCAGTACCAGTTGCAGTACCAGTTGCAGTACCTGTGCTAGTTCCTGGAGGTGGAACATAAGGAACCTTTCCTATGACAGCAACCGCTTGTGCTCCTTTACCTTTACCACAAGCATCCTCAATAGTTACAAATGGTGCTTTAGTATATCCAAATCCCGTTGAAGTAATATCAATTCCAAGAATATCACCTGCGGCACTGACAACTGCGTTTCCAGTTGCACCTGATCCGCCGCCTCCCCAGAAAGAAATCTTTGGAGGACCACATAAAATAGGACCGACATTACAAGAATCACCAACGCCAGCAATCATTGAATTGATGTCTAGACTGAATTTGAAATTATTTGGATCTGCAATAGATTTTGCAGAGGAAATAATTGACTTTGCTGAATTAATAATACCACTCACATCTAGAATTTTAGCTGGAGGAGCAGCACCTTCAATAAAGTTCCATTCAGTGACATCAGGACATTCTGCTTTTACATCACAAGATAGAAAATCAAGTAAGGAACTAATTGCATCAAGAACAGAATCGATCAATCCTTTGATTCCAGCAATCGTTCCTAAAACAGCATTTAGAATTCCATTTACTGCAGATAATATTTGTCCGATGATTTGTCCAACCAACTCTGTAAGAAATTTTTCAACGGCACAGGTTGCCATATTTACATAACGATTAATAATAGAGTTTAAAAATTGATCTACCAATCCACTCAAATTATCCAGTATTTTATTAAACAAACAAAGAATTAGATCAAGTGCAGTAGATTTTTTTTCTTGTAGTTGAAATCTTTGATTCAGATATAATGCGGCTTTTGCTTTATTCGTGATGAAGTTTACGCCTCTCTGCACCTTTTCTTTAATAAAATTAATTAACCATTTCACAAATCCAGTTATCTTATCAGCAACTCCACTTATTTTTTCTTTTGCTTGATTTAAAAAATTCTCTGCATTTGAAAGAGCACTATTAGGACCACTTAATTGACTCCTTAAACCTTCAATATCTTTCTTTAAATTCTTTAGAGAATTATTAATTGCATTTGAATCAAATGGTTTACAAGCAGACGGAACATTAATATATTCATTTAACTTCTGAAGATCTTCATCTGCCTGAGATATTTTACAAGGTGCTCCTGCACCTGCTTCATTTGCTACTTTACCATCCTTTGATATGTGACTTGCAGGAACCGAACCAAGTGCTCCAATGCCAGGTATAAATCCAGATTTTGGAGCACACCCTTCAGCTGCATTTTTACTATCAGAAAATGCACATAGAGTATTTCCAATTACACTTCCAATGAAATATGCTCCAGGAATTGGTTTAAGTTGTCCAGCTGGATCATTATAAGCTTTACAAAAAACATTTACAAAAGTATTCGGTGCAAGTGGAAACGAAATTTGTATGCCAGCATGACCCGAAGGAAAAGATCCTTCATATAAAGCAACTAATTCATCTTTTTCTTTTGGATCCATCCTAAAACAAAGACGGACTGGATATCTTGAAGACCATCCTTTAGGTTCCTTACCCTTTTCATCCCCTTGGTTTTTCGGAACAAAATCTTTGTAAGTTTTTTCCGATATTTGTCCAATACCAATGAATATTGATTGGGAACTATAATTTTCATACAAATAATTTGTCATTATTAATCTTCGTAGACTCTACATTCAAGAGCATCTGGATGCGTATCGCAATATAGTTCTAATGATGTCGGATCGTGATCATCGTCTGGATGATTTACTTGATATTGCTCTAATGCACCAAGTTCATCTTCTAAATGACGGCGGCGCTGACTACCTGTATTTGGATTATCAAGTTCATCACGATCGTCATTAATGTGTTGCTGGAGTGATTTTTCCATAGTTGTTTACCTTAAACTTTTACACCAAAAGAATCTTTAACTAAAACTAATCCAGTGTAAGTTTGTGTTGGAGATATGTAATGACATAACTCTAATATCATATATATACCACTATCTTTGGGACTTCTTACTGGCGTAGTTTTATCAGACAATTCAGGAACATCACACTGAATAATATCACCTGCGTGCAAACTAAAGTCTCCCGGTATTATAGCCTCATACATAAAGTTCAATCTTTGCCTATAATTCTGCGTTGCCTGCGGAATTGTTTGCATTACATTAAAGTTTTGATCTTTTGATTTTTCAAGCAAGTTATTTATTTCAGATGGATTTACATATGCATTTCCTATTGATTCAGGCATTGCAAAATATGAAGATGGTTTTTGAAAATATTCGCCATAATTTGGTGGTTCTTTTCCTGACCAAATTTTAGAATCAACATCAGCGACCAAAGGAGAATCTTTTTTATATTCTTGAGATGCTGGATTAAAAGATTCAGAAACAGTACTATATGTACCATAATCAAGTTGCTTTTCCACATCAATAACTCTTTTTGCTTTGAAATCTAATAGTTTATTAGTATAACCTACTGGCATTTGATCGTCTACTTTAAAGTTGTAAATGTATTTCTTAGTTGGTTTTCCATTAAAGATTTCATCAGCAGACTTAAAATGAAATCCCTTTGCAGTTTGCCAGAAGAAAAATCCTGCTGTTTTTCCATTTGATCCTTTGACCGTTGGAATTGAAATTTGCTGAAGTTCTAATATAACTTCGTATGGTTTTAATCTTAATCCCCAATCAGAAATAGTGTTTACAGTTTCACTAATATATAAATTTTTATCAGTTTTTAAATCATACTTTAAAATACTTTCAACAGCCTCTGATATTTTTCCTTTATAACATCTTAAAACATTATTTTTCGAAAGTTTATTATCTAAAAATTCTTTTGCTACAATCTGCGCTATAAAACTAGAAGATTTGAAAGATCTAACTTCAAAAGTTTTATGAGATAAACGCAACCATTCTCCATTAGAAAAGTCTAAAGAGTTTCCAGAACCATCAGTATATTTAAATTTGACTTTCTCTCCACCTTGAAGTTTCAATGCTTCTGCAGCAGAAAATCCAGATTGTCCAGTATCAACAATCGCAACAGAAAGTCTGATCGTATCATCAATCATACTCTCGCGGTACTCAATTCTTGGAGAACCAGATCTTACGTCAAAAGATGATCCACCAGAGTTAGAAATTATTTCAAATAGATTTGCTGTTGCTGCTTCCTTACTTCCTGACATAATTTTTATTTACCGTATTACTATTTACGCAGTAACTTCAATTGGAAGAATAGCAACTGCATTATTATTGTAAATCATTGTGGATGTATCCTCCTTTAAAATGCCAGATTTATTTAAAGAGGCAACTGATGAGGATTGTGATGGTGCAAGTGATGCTTTTTCATACATTCCAGTTTTTTCATTAAACTTAAGTCCAGACTTAGAAGGGTCCCACTGATTACTTCTAGTTAATTTAGTTCTAACCTGAGAAGGTGGTGAGGATGCTGGACGAGTATCTGGTTGTGATTTAGATAGTGAATTTAAATATCCTGTTGGATCTGTAGCAGCTCCACCAACATATCTTTCTAGGTGCAAGTGCGTATTATCTTTATTTCCATATGCGTTAAACCAACCTTTAACTGTTGCTATTGTTTGTCCCTTTTTAACTGTATCTCCCTCTCTTACATTTGCATTTACGTGTCCATAAACGATTTTAGTTCCATCAGAATGCTGAACAACAATTCCTACTCCATGTCCTCCAAAGTTTTTATAAATTGCAACTACCTTTCCATCCTGTAGAGCAGTAACTGGAGAATTTGCATCAACACCAATATCAATACCTTGATGGTTTCTTCCCCATCTAGAACCAAAACCACTAGTAAATTGTGGATTTCCTCTTGGAAGAACTGATGCAAAAGAACCTTTTGTTAGAACTGCACTTGGAGACTTGTATGATTGCAAAGCTTTTGCAAAATTTTCTCTAAATTTCTTCTCTTTAGTATTTGCTTGACTTCCTCCAGGCAAAGAAGGCCATGTTCCTCTCAACTTTGCTGCAGCAGACATTGGATCTCTCTGAGCATCTTTAACTAATTGTGATTCTCCTCCGGGATAAACGGATGCCATCAACATTCTAGCAATTTTGGTTTGATTTTCTGGATTAAATTTATCTTTATTTGGATCTAACCCCACATCTCTTGCTCTTTCAAGAATAAATGCCGGCATTTGCTGCCACTTACCCATCGCACCAGATCCGCCAAGTTGATCCACACCTTTTGCTATTGCAGCCTTACGAGCATCAGCAATTGTCATATTACTTAATCCAGGTACTGTTGTTGATGGATTTACAGAATCCCAACTTCCTTCCCCAGCAGAAATTGCTTCAAGCATTGCCTTAACTTCTGGTGGAGCATCGCCTGGAATTTCTCCACCGCCACCACCAGGTCCACCGTCGGAAGGTGTTGTGCCAGGAGCACCACCTTCCAAATTCATTTCATTACGTAAATTCTGAAGTATCTTTGAAGCGGAACTCTCAATAGAAACTGCAAGTGCTCTTGAAATAAAACTACCTATTCTTTCACCAATACTCAAACTCTTTCCAATCTCTCGTGAAGGAACTACGCCACCATTTGCCATCGCAATAGTTTTAGAAATATCACCAAGAGAGTTATTAAGTTCCATATCAACTGCAGAAGCAATCACAGATCCAAAAATATTTCCAAGATTTTTTGAAAGATTTTTATCTGGCTTTTGTCCAAGTGCCATATCAATACCAGCACCAAACATTGAACCAGCAAGTCCGTTAATGGATTTCATCCTCTTAACATCATCAGAACTCTTTCGGAGTGCTCTTAATGCACTTCTCTTTCCTGGTTCGTCCTTACCATAAAGTTCTTCAATCTTTAATTTGCCACCAACATCTTTTCCTGGTTGTGTTTTTTGTGGTTGAATTCTTGGTGGTGCTTTTCTTACCGGTTTTTTTATCCTTCTTGAAGGTGCTACTGTCGATTGACCGCCTCTAGTTACTTGTCCACCTTCTGCCCGACCTTGTGGTTTTTGTTTATTGCCAATTAGAGTATCATATAATGCTCCACCGGCAATATCACCAAGAATACCACCAAGAATAGTTCCAACACCAGGAACAGGAATAAATGTCCCCAAGGCAGCGCCAGCAGTAGAACCAACCGCTTTAGCCGCTGCTCTTCCGGGATCTTCACCTAAAGCAAGACTAATTGCAAAATTAATTAATCCACCAATAATTGGAATTCTGCCAAATATCTTTCCACCAAATCCACCAAGTTTTGATGATATACTTTTTATTTTTCCTGGAGCATTATATAAAGATTTTTGAAGTCCTGCACCTCTTTTAAATAAAGTTCCAGTTTCAAGTTGTGCTCCCGCTCCTCTAATACCACGACTAATCCTATCTAAAGGTCCTTTTGGGCCAGTTGGTGCTGCACTATTTGCTTGAGTGTTTATTCTTCTAGTTTGTTCCAGATCAAATCCGCCAGATCTTGCTTGTCCAGGAGAACGATATCTTGATGGATCTCTAAATCCAGCTCCAGGTCTACCTCCACGACTAGCAGAAAGTCCAGCAGCATATCCTGAAGCGTATCCTGCACCGAAAGAACCACTACCAGTAGATGTAGGTTTGGGTTTACTACTTGCAATCAACATTGAAGCTGCTATAGCTCCATTCAAAAGAAGATTTAACTGCTTTGAAAACTCATCAAATGTTTTTTGTGCTCCTTCTCCGCCTATCTGTTTAACAAAATCTCTTGTCTTATCGTATGCCTTATAACCAAATTCAACAAAATCAATTACACCTTTAAGAAGATTTTTAGCAAAACTTTCAACAAACTCTGCAACTGGTTTTAGAACCTTTCCAAACTCCATAAGTTTTGGAAGAAGTTCTCCATACTTGTTGAACAAATAACCAAGTAAAGTAAATCCAATAAAACGATTAATTTTATCAAGAATACTTTGTCCAGGAATAGATGAAATTAAATTTATTCTTACATTATTTTTCTTTACTCCTTTTTCAAGATCTGCTTCTCTTTTTTCTACCTTTGATCTTTCCTCTTCTTTTCTTTTTCTTGTTCTTTCTTTTTGGTCTATCAGTAGATTATTTTGAATTAGACTATCAAGTTTGATAATCTTTTTCTTTAAAACAACAAGAGATCCAGAAGTTTCTGTTTTTTTATCAATTGGTTTTAAATCAGATCCACTAATTTTTTTAGTGGAAATATTTTTAATAGGAACAAGAAACTTTGGTTTATCAATCGCACTACCTTTAGTGCTTGATGGTAATAGTTTTCTAGAATCTATCGTTGCCATCTTATTATGCTCCTATAAGATCAGCAATTCCTAAAATTGAAGCATTTTTTGAGCGTGTATCATTGACACTTGAAACTGAAAATTCTGGAATTTTAGAACCTCTTGCAATTGCAGGCGTCTTAGTTGGTGCTTTAATTGGTGGAAGAACTGTATAAGTTGTCTTTGTATAGATTACAGGAGGTCCTGGAGGTGCCATAGAGCGACTTTGTGGACCAAGATTAAGAGGTTGTCCACGGAGATTTACATATCCATCAGGTTCAACACCAAGTTCTCTCATCATCTTTTCTTGTCTGTTTGAAGCATCACGAATGGTTTGAATATTTTGCTTCAGATTCAAATTAAGACCAGTCGGTGGTTTTGACATTGGTGGTCTAGAAACACTACTTGGTGGTATTGCAAAAGAGTTTTTAGATGAAGATGATTTTGGAATACTTACAGATCTTTCTGCAAGGGGTCCAGTTCCAAATTTAACTAAAGAACTTGGAGCACTTGAATTTGCATTATATCTCTTGACCGCATCTGGGGAATATGTTTGATTGAGTGGTAGATTTTTTACTCCACCAACATTCATTCCTAAAAACTTATTTTGATATCCAAGATTCATACCTCTAGGTGCCATAACACTTCCTGTTCCAGGAAGAACTCTACCAAGAGAACCAATCATTCCACCACCTTGATAGGACTTAATTGTTCTCTTAATTAATCCACCTCCAGCAGCAAGTTGAATATTGTTTACCATTCTTGGAACACCAGTTCCACCACCTTTTTTGTTTAGATCCAAGAAGAAGTTTGCACCATATTTGTCAACTGCTTCTTTTGACATTACGACTTCACCAGGTCTTGCAGCAATCAGTTGCGTATCAACACCTGCACCTTTAATTCTTACACCTGTATCATCACTAATTCCACCACCACCTTCAAATGCAATATCTCTTGCATCTATTTCTCTTTGGATTAAACCACCACCAAAGAAAGACTTTCTAATTCTAGGAACAATACCTCCACCTTTAAATGCTCCACCCAATCCTCTTTGGAACACTTGTTCTTGCTGTAGTTGAGGAACTCCAGGCGTCTTTCCAGTTTCTTTAGTTTCCTTTGGAGTGACAATAGACGGTTGGGTTTTTTTAAGTTCCTCTCTATATGACTCATTTTTTTGAGATATTACATAAGCACCTACTCCTGCTGCCGCAGTTGCTACCAAAACTGGATTTGCCGCAATGAATCTTGCAATTTGAGGAATAAATCCTCTTAACATTTTAAGAGTTCCACGTATGAACTTACCAAATGGAGTTGCAAATAATACATAAGCAGAAAGTAATGAAGGCCACCAATCCTTTAAAAACCTACCAAGTACTTTTATTTTGTCAGCATTTTTAGGATCATTAAACCATTTTATTAACTGATTAAAAGCATAACCAAGTAAAGTGAATTTAATAAACCTGAAAATACGATCAAGAATACCTTGAGCGGGTGCAATGATTTTCTTTGCAAGTGCCTTTAGTTGTGTAAGCGGTTTTTCTAAATCACCTTCTCTTTTTTTTCTTCTTCTATCTTCACTCTTCTTTCTCTCATCTTCACTCGCCTTTTTCTTTTCTTTATTTTGGAGTGAAAGATTTTTTAGAATATTATCTAATGCTTTCTGAATATCTACGATGTCACTAGAAGTTTCTGCTGGAGCAGTTTCTGGAACTATTGCCTTTCCAGTCAATAAAAACTTGTCTGATGATACACGAATAGGACCAGTTACTCCAATATTATCCGAAGTAACTTTCTTTCTTTTTAATTTGAATTTACCTACTTTTCCTTTTACTCTTTTAAACTCTCCAACTAATAACTCATCTTCTTCAGTGGAAAGTTTTTTATCAAAATTTCTAGACGCAACTAATTTTTCTTTTAAAAGAGAGATATAAGTTCCATAATCAATATCAAAAACTTCATTAAGACCAAGTAAAGTTAAAACTCTTTCATCTACTTCTTCGTTTACAAGATCCTCTTCTGCAGTTCCTTCATACAAAGTTGAAGCGGATTCTCTTTTAGATTCCGCTCTAATACTTGCCAGTAGATCGTCTAGTTCGTCAGGTCCCATTTTGTTGCTGCTTTTCTTTTTCTTCTTCTAGATAATTATATTTATCAACAGCATAAATAACGATACCTGGATGTCTGCAAACTTCAGGAAGAGGGTGAAATTCCCTCTATTTTATAAATATAAATGCAGACATCTAGAGTAGAATTATGAAACCATGTATCTATACGTATAAGATTACCTTTGAAGAAGTTCCGTATTATTACTATGGAAGTAAAAAAGAAAAATATTATAATCAAGAGTACTGGGGTTCACCTAAAACAAACAAATGGGGTTGGGAACTTTATACTCCAAAGAAACAGATATTAGAGATATTTGATTACTCTGATGAGGGTTATGAAAAATGTAGAAAGGTAGAGGATAGATTGATAAAACCAGTTCTTAATGATCCTTGGTGTTTGAATGAAGGATGCGGTGGAAATTTTTCACTAGATACAAAAAGAAAGAATGGATTTAATAGTCTAAATTTAAAAAAAGGAATATACGGAATAACTGAAGAAGAAAAACAAAAAGCAAGAAAAAAATCCGGAGAAAAAGTAAAAAAATTAAAAAAAGGAATTTTTGCTAGAAATAAAAACCAAAAAATATTAGATGGAAGAAGTGGTGGTTATAAAGTAAAAGATCTAAAAATTGGATATTTTGATAGAACAAAAGAACAAATGAGAGAAGACGGAATAAAAGGTGCAAATATAACAAATAGCAAAAAATATAAATGCACCATAAGTAATTTCATAAGCACTGCGGGACCATTAACAAGATACCAGAAAAAAAGAGGAATTGATCCTGCAAATAGAATTCAAATTAATTAATTTAAATTATTATTACTATTGTTGCTGTTGTTTTGCTTTTTCTTCTTCCAAGTAATTTTTTAATAAAGAAACATAAACATCTCTTTCCCAAGGCATCAGTCCTTCAATTTCCCATAAACTCCATTTATGGTATTGCATCAATGAAAAATTAAGTTTGTAATAATTTTCCAAATCTATATAACAAAGTCCTATGCGAAAAAACTGGACAAACCCTCCAACACAACTTCACTTTCAACTTCAGTATTTGGATTCTTGACTTTAACAGTATGAGAAAGTTTTGGCATTGTTTCAAAGAACTTTTCAATCTGTTTGAATTGAGATGAGTTCATTTGATCCAAAAACTCAATCAGTTCTTTCTTTGTTACATCAGCAGCAGACCAGACTTCTTCTTCATTATAAATCTTGTCTACACAAGAAGCAACTAGATCAAATGACTGATCCATTGAATTGTTTTCATTAAAATCAAAGTTATTTTTAATGAATTGATCCAATGACGGATACTTCATTTCCATCACGATAGATTGATCTACTTGAATTTTAGTTGTATGCTCTTCATTTTTTTGCACTTTAATTTCATCAATATCAATCTTCACTGGAACATAAGTTTCTCCATCATCTGGACAAACAATATTAACTTCAATCTCTTCTCCAACAGATTTACCGCGAATATTAAGGAAAAGATACTCAATATCAAAAGTAGGTAGCGATTCTACCTTTACTCCTTTTGTTTGAATACAATTCTTAATAACGTTCTTAATTGCTGTTGTAATTTCTTTGGTATTCTCACTTTCAAGTGCTAATACAAGAAGTTTTTCTTCTCGCACAAGAAAAGGGCGATACTGAATCGTTTGCCCAGTAGAAGGTAGTTCCAACTCATGTGTTGGCGTAGAGATCTTTGGTAAAGGCATAATAACCTATAGAAGTTTCAGTATGATTATTTAGTCTGGAAATAGACGTTGCCCAGCATAATTTGTCAACGGTCTAGGCCATACTCCATACTCAACTAATTCATCAGGAACTACTGGATTTCCTGGAGAAGAAGCAGGTGCTTGTTGTACTGCTTGCTGTTCAGCTTGTTGTGTTGGAGTTTGCTCTTGTTTTGGTGGAACAAGAATATCACCACCACCAACAATATATCTTGAATAATTAAAGGAGACAGTGCATTTTAGTAATTGAGATGAATCATAAGAAACTGGCATTGAATTAATACTAATTGGATATGCATTCAAAAATCTATACTGCAATACTCTTCCGGTGTAGTCTCTCTCAAATTTTTTAAGATATATTGTTGTTTTATATCCATCACCATCTCCTAATCCAGGAAAATTAACTCTGTAATTAAAATTAGGCAATTCTATTCCTGCATTTGGAACTCCAGTCGCAACATTAGTATACTGTTCGTTTACAATGTAAGACATCCAATTCTCAAAAAAGAAAATTATATTATAATCATGATCAACATAGAAAGTAAAGTCTGCTCTATCATCATACTGTCTTCTGTATACGTGCCTTTCAGTTACTCCGGTGAAGTCATTATTAATTTCATGAGTTGCTAATGAAGAACCAGGTAATGATGCATCGGAACAAGATAGGTTAAAGAACTCTGCAGACGATCCACTAATTTCAAATCCATAACCATTTCCAAGTCCCGCATTGTTTCTATGCAAATTAACCCAATCTCTTACAGGTTGCGGCGGATTAAAAGAGCACTCAAAGTGAGAAGTTAATGCGGGATTTAATATAGATGACTTTAACTCAGATACTGTTCTAGGTCTTGGTGATGGCGAAGGCATCTATCTATAAATATTTCTACTGATATATTATGTAGTCTGGATAATGGCAGAAAGTATTAAGAGCAAATACAAACCAGAGTATCCTCAAAAATACAAAGGGAATCCCAACAATATTATTTGTAGAAGTAGTTGGGAACGAAAGTTTTGTCGTTGGTGCGATTTAAGTGAGCATATAATTTCTTGGGGCAGTGAAGAATTTTACATTCCTTACATATCACCAATTGATAATAGAGTTCATAAGTATTTTCCAGACTTTATTATCAAAGTTAAAGAGCAAACTGGCGAAATTAAAACTTATGTGATTGAAGTAAAACCAAAGAAACAAACTGTTCCTCCACAGAAAAAATCAAGAGTGACAAAATCATACATACACGAAGCAAAAACTTATGCAGTCAATCAAGCAAAGTGGGAGGCAGCAAAAGAATTTTGTGCTGATAGAATGATAGGATTCAAAATTATCACAGAAGATAATCTAGGTATTAAGTAATGGCAAAAGGTTTCGGTCAATATATTGAATCAAGTTCAAAAAGAGTTAATGAACTAAAAGCGAAACTAAAGAAATACAAATATACCAAACCTGATGATATTATGATGACTATCATGGAAGTCTTTCGTGAAGGAGACTTTGTTCCTGACGTTGGAAAATATTATACCTTCATATACTCAGCAAAAACAAAAGGATTAAGATATGACGAATTTCCACTAATTGCAACTCTTTCCATCGAAAAGTGGGGATTTCGTGGTCTTAATTTTCATTGGGGAACAGTTAGAAACTACACCTGGTTTGAAGTTAATAGTAGACTATTAGAAATCAAACCAAATGAAATTGATTATTTTCGTTCTCTTCAATATGCAAAATTCAGAACTAAATAAATAAAAAACATCTATAAATGTCTCTTACTTTACAAAAACTTGAGATACTGGCTCACCTTGTAAACGGGAGAGATTTCTGATGGCATCAGCTTTTAGTGGAGAAAAAATAATAACCATAGAAGGAAAAAAATATCAGGTTAGAACAGCAACTGAATATCAAACCGGACTTGGAGTTCAGGGAACTTTAAGTACGACAGCACCAATTAGATACACTGTTCAATATAGACCAGAACCTTTTACTCCTTTAACGAATTGGACTAATTTAGGAGAAAGAGATGTAACAAATAAAAATAATTGGATTTTTACGCCTGCTGCTGGAACTGGATTTCAAAAAGCACTTATTGAAAATAGTCCAAGTAGTTTAACCACTTCTTTAGATGATGCAACAACAAATGCACTAAGTAAATCTGCTGGAGTAACTAAACAACAAGCCACACAAATCTTACAAGTTGCACCTAATAAAGCTCCTATAGGATCTGATCCAAACCAACCTGAACCACTAGGAACTACAACTAAAGAATCGGTTAATCTCGATAACGTCAATCCAGCAAATTTAGAAATAAATGATGGAAATAAAGAGCTATCAGATAATACTGAAAAAATAGAAACTAATTATGGAAGCATTGATGATTTAAGATATCCTTTCAAATTAAATTTAGATACACAAGATTGTATTCAATTTAAGATGTTTAGATATGTAGGCAGAAGTCTAGGCGCAATATCAGAAGAAACAATTGGAAATACAAAAATTTCGGGTCCCGGTGCCACTACAAGAAGAGGGACAGAAATAGTAGGAACAGTTACGCTACCTATTCAACCTTCTATTAGTGATAGTAATGGAGTGGAATGGGGAGGAACACCACTTAATCCAATTCAAGCATATGCAGCATCCATAGCAAGAGGTGCTATGGACGAAAATGGTAGTGTAGCAGATTTGGCATCTGATATATTCGGAAAAGTTTCTCAAAATTTAAAAGAACTAAAAAATAATAAAGATTTGCAAAATGCTTTTAAATTATATTTAGCACAAGAGGCAGTCGGTATTCAAGGATTATTATCAAGAACAACTGGAGCAATTTTAAACCCAAATTTAGAATTACTTTTTAATGGACCAACATTAAGAAATTTTAATTTTACATTTAGACTTTCACCAAGAAGTGCTAAAGAAGCAGAAAATGTAAAAAAAATTATTAGGTTTTTTAAACAGGGAATGTCGGTCAAAACTTCTAATACTACAGTATTTTTAAAGGCACCGAACATCTTTCAAATAAAATACATTTCTGGTTCAAAGGATCATCCGTCATTAAATAGAATTAAAGATTGTGCTCTTCTTGGATGTGATGTTGATTATACGCCAGATGGAACTTATATGACATTCAATGATAGTGGAAAAACAATGACATCATATCAACTAACTCTAAGATTTGGCGAACTTGAACCAATCTATGAGGACGATTACTTCAATTCAGGATTAAACAAAGGAGATATAGGTTTCTAATATGGCAAGTTACTTCCGTCAAGTTCCAGATTTTCAGTACGTCAGCAGATTACCAAATTCACAAAGTATATCTGATTATATTACCGTAAAGAATTTATTCAAGCGCGGAAAACTACGTGAAGATATTTTTGGAAATCTACAGTTCTTCACAAAATATAAAATCATTGGAAACGAGAGACCAGATAATGTTGCATACAAAGTTTATGATGACGAAACTCTAGATTGGGTTGTACTTCTCTCAAATAACATTCTTAATGTTCAAACCGAATGGCCATTAAGTCAACAAGGATTTGATAATTTCCTTTTAGAAAAGTATGGATCCTATGATCAGATCTATGCAGTTCATCATTATGAAACGAATGAAATTAAAAATACGAATGGAATCTTAATTATTCCTGCTGGTCTACAAGTTCCATCAAACTTCACAACAACTTATTATGATGATATTTTAGGAAGACAAGTAACTCAAAGAAACTTCACTAGAGCAGTTACTAACTTTGAGTATGAACAGAAATTACAAGATGATAAGAGAAATATTTTTATATTGAAACCAACATATCTAAACGTAGTGTTTAATGATATGGAAGAGATTATGCCATATAAAAAAGGTTCTCAGCAATATGTTTCCGAGAACCTTAAGAAAGGAGATAATATTAGGTTATATACCTAATCAATCTTCTGCCAAGCGTTGAAAATACGAAAGCGCATCGTCTTCATCTTCATCAGAAGAATTGATAGTAGGCAGTGAAGGAGACTTAGAGCGAGCATAAGATTGCTCCAGTTCTTCTACCACACGATCCTGAGCGGTAGGAGTTTGTGTATACTCCTCCAAATCGTCTTCCTGTTCAACTACAGCACGAGAGCGAGTAGGAGTCTGAAGACCAAGAACAGCATTCAGACGTGCATCAAGTTCTTCATAGGACTTGAATTGATCAGGAGCAATTACTGCTGCCAGAGAATACTCTTTCTTCCAGATGGCTTCCAGAGCATCGTCATCATCCAGTAGTGGTTCAACAGAACCAAATTCTGACTTGTCGTAGTTCCAATACCCATCTTTCTTTACGATTTTGAGTTTGAAATTAGCACCCTGCCAGAAGTCAAAAGGATTAATAGGAGTTTCATCTTCAAACTCAGGTTGCATTGCTTCCATGATCTTATCAAAGATCTTCTTACCATATTTGAAGAGGAAGACTTTACCTTCGTTTTGTGGATTTGTAGGATCTTTTACAACGTAGATATTGCTGTAATAAGACAGTTTACGCTTTTGCTTGCGAACAGTTTCTTTATCCTTATCGCTACCACTGTTCCACAGTTTGCGATTGTGTTCGGATACAGGATCTTTCTGACCCATAGTGGTCAGAGAGTTTTCAATATACCAACCACCAGGACCTTGAAAACCGTGAGAATACATCTTTGCCCAAGGAACATCTTCTCCTTCGGGAGCGGGCAAGAAACGAATAACAGCAAAACCGTTTCCAGTTTTATCCATCTCAGGTTTCCAGAGACGCTCATCAGCGCCACCAGAAGTGTTGCTCATCTTCTCAACTTCCTTTACAAGTTTGGAAGTGAGAGAACCAAGTTTAGATTGCTTTTTAAGATCTGAAAAAGACATTAGATTACCTCGGATTAATTAGGATTTGGCTTTTGTGTACCTCGTTATTCTACAGGTCTGAACCTGTTTTGTCAATCTGCTGCTTCATCACCTCAAGCATCTGAGACATGTTATTGAGAATGATATTCATGTCAGTGCCAGGAGGCATTCCCATCATAATAGCAGATTGCATAATTCGTTCTTTCATTTCAATTGCTTCTGGATCATCCGACAAACTCACTCTTGTATAAAGAACTTTTTGTTTATCAAGAAGTTTTTCCAAAAGTTCTACATGTTGAAGTTTCTGTTCTTTTGACATCGCAGGAAACTTAAAGACATTTGAATAAACATCTTCTTGCAATTCTGCAATCTCGGTCATCTCTGCACGGACAACCTCAGAATTAAAGAAACTCATGAATCCTCCAGAACAATCTCTTTCAAGATTTTACGAAAACGAAATACATCAATATTTAGAAAAGGATTATATTTTTTAATCCTACGACTGACGGTTTGCCACACCGGGTCTTGAAGTTTCTTATCAAACTTATTCCCGAACAGGAAAATTCTATCGTAGATGACTAGTGTTTCTAAGCTAATTTTACCATTCAGGAATTTTTTAAGAAGAATAGGATGTCCTTTAGAACACTTAAAGACATCCTCAAATTTATTTTCTTCAAAGAGACTTTGTGATTCTTCTTTGAAGATATAGGAAAGTGATTGAATTTTCTTTTGCCAGTTTTGATATCTTGCTTCTCCTTCTTTGATCATTTCACCAATCCAAAGAGTCTCTGGATCATTACAAGATACGAAGTTAGAAACAAAAAAATCTATAACCTCTTGATCTGTCTTTTGTCTGGAGACTTTTTCGAACCACATCCTGTCTTTACGTTTGTAGAAAGATTGGAGTGTTGCGCGGCTCTTTCCACAATATTTGAAATAATCATAACTGTCCTTGGTGAAATGATTCTTCAAGGACAGATAAGTTTTATAAGAATCAAATGGAACCACTTTTCTTATTTCTCCTCTCACGTTGCCGAGCAAGATATTCTGAACGATATGGTTCTGTGTTGCGTCGTTCCCTGCGTTTGCGATTAATTTCATCACGGTTTTCATCAAGTATTTTTGCTGCTTTTTGCCTTAAACGTTCCTGATTATCATAATACCATTTACGTTTTCTTTCAATTTCTGCTTGTTTTCTTTGCTCATAAGTTTTAAAAATAGACTTATTTCCTTCACCACCAATAGTCATATTTCTCAATATGCCAGTTCCATCACATTTGCGTCCATATTTTTCTATCATTTCCATTTCATACTGATAAGCAGAAATCTCATCTTCAAATTCTTTAAGAATAACTATTCTATTTTTATCTTTCGGACGCAAATCTAATCCATTTGCGCGAGGATGTTTTAAATAGGCTCTTTGCCCTCTTCCTTTTCCAATATAATATGGAGTTCCATCTTCACGCAAATAAGCATAGCAGTAATACATTATTAAACTAAAATAAATCTAATAATATTTATACAGGAGTTAATCAAACGGCATCATTTATCAAAGGGGTAGTTTCGCTCTGGAACTCCTCTTTAAAAAGTTAAGTTCCATTGCTTCATACTTAAGTTTTTCTTTCAATGGTTTGGAAATCAATTTAGGAACTGATTCCAAATCAATATTGTTTTGTTCGCAGAAATGAATAATCGCGTCAATATAATTCATCTCCACATTTATTTGCACAAGATGTTCAATTTCTTGTGCAAATCGTGATGGACAGAAAAATTTACTTTCTAGTACTTTCTCTAATTCATTCTCCATCTGGCCTAGTATTGTGAGATACAAATTCTTTAATATAACGAACTAATAGTTTAATATAGTCTGATTTGTTTCTTTTGTCAAATACTTTGACCTCACCTCCAGGAGTGACCATTAGTGTAATCAATTTGACTGGAGGAATGTCAGTGAGTTCGTAATATGCAGCAGCATAAAACATCTCTTGAACAAAATAGTTTTCAATCCATTCCTCTGGTTTAATTTTTTCTGATGTCTTGAAATCAATGACTGCTAGTTCTCCTTCATACTCTGCAATACAGTCTACTCTTCCAGCGAGTCCAAGATACTCAGAGTAAAGTGTTCTTTCAATTGCATGAATATTATTTATCTTGTCAAGATAAGGTTTAGCATGATGAAACATGAACTTTGTTAGTGGTTGATAATCATCCCAGTTCATTTCTTTGTTTTCAAGATAGTCCTGACAAACTTGGTGGAAATCAGTACCTCTTGCTGTTGCCTTTTTAGTAATACGATTTGCTTCTTCAAGTCCAACTCTCTTTCTCCACTTAACAAAGATCTCACGATTATAAAAAGAAGTCACTGATGTGATGGATGGCACCCATGCTCCACTTGGTAGGTTATAGAGACGGATGCCATTTTTTTCTTTTTTTTCTAATTCAAGATCACCTAGGTAATTATGATGAATGAATGTCATAGATTTAGTTCCGTCTTCGCAATGATATACTCTTTAACTAATCCTGAACGAACAATATCATCAATACCAAATTCAATTACATCAAAAGAAGGCATCACACGTAGAATCTTCATGAAGTCAATAATGCCATTCTTCTCATTGGTCTTAATTAGATCACTTTGAGTAGCATCACCGCAGAACATAATCTTACTATTTTCACCAACACGAGTAATGATAGAATCAAGTTCGTGGAAATTTAGGTTCTGGAATTCATCAACGATAATGATTGCATTGTCCAGAGTTGTACCACGAATAAAAGAAGTGCTCCAAAAACTAATTGTTCCTTGTAGTTTCAAATTACCATAGAGCATTTCAAAAGATGCATCATCTGGCATTTGGAACATATACTTTACCATATTCTTGTAAGGAATTTGATAAAGTGAGGACTTGTCTTCGTGATCACCAGGAAGAAATCCAATTTCACGAGTAGCAACAAGAGACCTAACGATATAGATTTTTTCGTAAGGACTTCTTTCATCTAAAACATCTTGAAGAGCATTGTAGAGTGTGATAAAGGTTTTACCTGTACCAGCAGCACCATAAGCAACAATATTTTTATGATCTTCGTATGCCGTGTAAAGTAGTTTTTGATTATCAGTGAGAGGATCAATGTCTCTCATTAAATCAGCACTGATTGGTTTCTTACGCTTCATTTGTTTAGCAGTAAGTCCAACACCAATTGGTTGATCGTTCGTTCTTTTTCTTGCCATATAAAATCAGATTGGTTTTACTTTTGAACCTGGTGCTTTTGATGCTTTGTGAAGAACATCATTCCACCCTGGATGAGACTTCTTAAGTCTATCATAGATTTCTCCAACTTCTCCAGAATTAGGACACGTTGAAGGATCACTCCAATCTCTATCCCATTCTGAATTATCTTTTTTCCACTGGTCCCAATCATGAACACTCATCGTAACTTCTTTTTGTTCGCCAGTTACTTTATTATAAACAGGATATGTTGCCAAATTGTTTCCTCCATTTTATATGAGAGTATTTATTCAATGGTAATAGATGGTGCATCATCGCACTCTACACAATCAATACATTCATCCATATCTGGATTTTCTTTAAGAAACTTTTGAAAATCTTCTTCCGATAATAAGACTTTAAATACATGTCTTGTAAGATGGTCTTTTACACACCAACTCTTCATAAAACCTCAGGGAGAAAGTCTTGCTTTATGAAGACGTTTCTCTTCATAATATTTCCACACATGTGGAGACCACTTTTCAAGTTGAGGTGCAATTTGTTCACAAAGTGCTTGAATTTCTAATTGAGCATCCATTTTTGCTCTCAAATCCAAAAGATGTAAAACTGAACGAAGATTAAAAGAAACTACAAAGTTTTGACGAATTGCCTGTGCAAGATAGTCACGAATATGTTCTTCACACATTCCTTTTTCATATTTTACTGCATAACGCTTACATCCTTCTACAATCCAGTTGAGTTCATCTACATAATCATCTTCTGTCCAATCATACTTTTTACCATAACGATTAGTATAAAATCCTGGTGGACGAACATAAAATACATCTTCTGGTTTTAGTTCTCCATTAGCAACCTTAATGACTCTTTTTCCAGTGTATCGTTGCGATTGAACATCAAAACTAACACCTACTCTATGAGTCCTTGCTTGCATTGCAACGTTGTGAACATACCCAGATACCGAAAAAGTAATTGAAGGATGTTCTAGAGGTCCCCAGTGTCCTTTCTCGTTGCTTAAAAGACGTTCAACAACCCACTCTCCACATTCACTTGGTTTAGGAATTTTTTGACTGTGAATTGGTGTTTCTGAATAGTCACATTTTCCTGCTTGATAAATTACTTGTTCCGGAAGTGGATAGCACTGAAGCATTACTACTTCAAGATTTTTATCCCTCTCAAGAAGGTCTTTTGCTTTAATAGGTTTCACAGTCCATCTCCATCATCATCGTTTGTAAGTTTGTACTTTTGATTCACTCTCATTAAATCTGCTAGTTCATCACTCTCATCATAGAACACCTCATCATAATCATCAATGTAAGGTGCTATTTCTTCATACTGAATCTCTGGTTTATATGCATCTACATCAGAATATACTTCTGATTTAAGACATTCAACAAGAGATTCAAGGTTTCTGATGATTAACTTAAGCTTTTCTTTATCCATCTTGATTAAACCTCACAAAGGTAATTATAGTCAAAAAAAAGAGGGGAGTCAAGTCCCCTCTCATATCAAGCAACTTGTGGTTGCTTTGCCATATTAATTTGAGCAATATAAAGAAGTTTTTCTTTCTTTGCTTTTCTCTTAAGATAACGAACGAAGTAAGTATTCATCACTTATGTCCCTCCTTTACAAACTTAACACCACGATAGGTTTCGTTGTATTGTTGGGGTTGCTGCATCATTTGCTGTTGATACTCCAGGCGCTTTTGAGTATCATACTCAATACCGCGATATACTACTTTAGACATTAGGTTTTCTCCTTAGTTTTTTAAGTTAAAGAGCGTTCCTTCAGTCGGCGTTTGCGTTCGCTATTTGCGAATAGCGAATGAACGATCCGTTCCGCGTCGGCTTACTTCCGTCCCATTGGGATGAACGTAAGGTCATTATAGACCCATCGATCTATATATGCAAATTTTTTTGTAAAATAAGATACAAAACTTATCTTTCTATAAATTCTAACTTATATCTTTGTGGATATAATTGTGCTATTATTATATCACAACCAATCTTTGGATTGCAATCTCCACAGGTATAAACATCTACTGCTGCTTTACCTTCCTCAGGCCATGTATGAATACTGATATGACTTTCTGAAAGTAGAGATATAATAGTGCATCCCTGTGGTTCAAACTTCTTTGAGATAGTTTGAACCACAGTAGCACCACTAGCAACTGCTGCGTTTTCTAATAAGTCAATAAGACAACGTTCATCGTCCAAAAGAACAAATGAACATCCATACAAATTTAAAAGATAATGCTTACCCATTCCCCTCAGATTGTTTTAATAGTTCACTCACATAGGTCTCAGTTCCATCCATAGTCTTAACTGCAAATAGAGGAGATTTCATATACTTTTTAACTTTTTTATATTTTTTTAGAAGTTTTTTTACTTCATCTTTATTGATTGCTACTTCAATCTTTTCTTCACTAAAACCTTCACTCATCTTCCTTTCTTTTTCTTTTCAGGTTGTTTCAATCCCCACAGTTTAGGATTTGCTCTTCCGTATCCAAAATCAATTTTTTGAATTGATTTTGGACCAAATTTGTCATAGTACATATCAAAAATGCGAACTCTTGATCCTCTTACAAGATCAAGATGTTCTTCATCATCAACATTATACCAGATCAAATAAGCATCATTAGGATAAGAAGTATCTTTTGCTTTGTCAATCGTAGTCTTTTCTAAAAGGACCTCGCATCCATATTCATGGGGCAGAACTTTTTTTTCTTTTTTTGAATATTCTGCCATTTTCTTTTTTTCCTCTGCAACTACTGTCATGAGCGTCCCCCCCAAACAATATCTGGATAAGCCTCTTTCACAATATCAAAAGATATTTTATATTTATTCGTAAGTTTTTTATCTTTAACCAAACAGACAATTTCTGCTTCAAGAGGATGAAGTCCTTGAAGAATGTTAATAAACATTGTTTCTCTACGAAGAGAACTCAATGAATTATTGCCACCTTTTACAAAATTAAAAAACATAGTATATTCTCTTCTAATTGATGATTTTCCCTGATCCATAGAACCAAGAGATTTTGAATCCAATTCGCTCATTTTAGAAACAGCATCTTCAATTTTTTCACTAAGAGTTCCACTATAAGATGTTTGTTCTCCAGTGCTTGCATAAGGAACATCTCCTTCAGGAAGAAGAGAAATTACACTTTCATCAAAGTTCCAAATAAAAATTGTTTTTAGTGAGTCATGCTCATAAGTCTTTAGAACTTCTACTTTTTTTGCATTACTTTTTTGTTTTGAAGCAAGTTCTAGAACTTCAAATACAAAAGGATTTGTCGGAAGAGTTTCAATTGGTTTTTCAGCTGTCTTCTTCCTCGTCGTCATAGTCATAATAGTTTTCGTTTTCAAATCTTACTGATACTATTTCGTCAGGAATTACCTGACCATTTTCATCAAAAAACTCTGGATGTAAATACGGAGGTTTTGATTCTTCTAAGTGCCTATAGGTTAACCAACCTATTATACTTCCAACCATAAAAAAGAGCAACGTGAACATTACAGAGAATGTAATTACATATGCTGTTTCCATTTGTTTTCTCCAGAGAGTTTATTTTCTTCTGACATCAAAGTGAAATTCTATAAAGAAATGAAACTCTCTACGGAAAAGAGAGATCATCTTACCAAACTTCACTTGAAAAGTTTTTGGTTTTTCTGATCTTCTCCTCCTATTCCTAAGTAGTAACTCAACACCTCGATTAATTTGAGGTTCTGATTTATTTAGTTTCCTTTTTTCGTCTTCCTGGCCTCTTGTCATGTTTATACTTCCAAGCATCTTCAAGTATATTAGAAAGATAATTTCTTATCTTTCTTGCTTGTGGTTTTGGAATATGTCCATACCCTTCACGAAGTTGTCTATGAATTTCATCAGATCCACCCTCAAGATAATCATCCAAATCTATTACTAAATTGCTGATTTCGTTAGCTGTATTACTCTCAATAAATTCTTCAACTTCTACTTTTTTAGCTCCACGAATTTTTAAGTAATCATAAAATTTTAAGACAAACTGTCCTTGAAAAGCATAGTCAATAGCTTTTTCTACATCGCCATAGACTTCGTGAAATGTGCTGCTCATTAAACTAAATTTTGCTCCTTTAGATATTGAACTGTATCGGTACACCCTCCGATATGTTGGTCATTTACAATCACTTGAGGAAAAGTAGATCCTTGTCCAAACTCTGCATAGAATTCTTCTCTTGTAAAATCAGTGTCCAATTTATAAACTACATGCTGTAGTTTCGTCAACTCTAGCACTTGTTGAACTTTTGTGCAATATGGGCAACCGTCTTTTGAATAAACTGTAAACTTCATAATTCTTATAAAACTGAAAGTTATTTAGCGTTTACTGGAATTCCTTGTCCTTCAGGAAGCCACACTTGCTGTTGAAGTTCTATTGGAGGCAGTTCTTCTTTTGCAGCAGGCAATCCTTGTTGTCCAGGAAGTTGTTTATCTGTTGTTGATGTAACTGTAATTACTTGATCCATAATGAACTTTTGCTTTCGATAAATTCTTTTGTCTGGATCAAAACCAATCATTGCAAGCGCATCATTTTCTTCACCACAATGAGCAATTACTCTACCTGTGGTTTTATCTATCACCACCCAATAATCATACATTCTTTTTCTTCTTATTGTTTTTTGTATTATAAGTTTCTTTTGATGGTCTGTAAAGACCTGGCCAAGTATCACGAATGATCTCTGCAAGTTTATAAGGTGTTTCAGGATTAATCATATTATCTTGTTAAATGACCCCCAAACATATAACGCATTCCATTTAAGATCTTTGCTCCGAATGATCCGAGATTGCGTGAGTTAAATCTTTCAAATAGGGCAGTAGTAATAACAGGAGCGGGAACCCCCAAGTCCACAGCGGCAGAAACAGTCCAACGACCCTCACCGCTGTCGGATACGCCTCCAGAGAACTGTTTAAGGCTACCATCCCTGCGTAACACATCAGCAGTAAGATCGAGTAACCAACTACCAACCACGCTACCACGACGCCATAGCTCAGCCACTTCAGCAACATCAATATCATAGCAATAACTTTCTGGGTCTGCCATTGGAGCAACCTCAGCATCTCCTTCTTTAACATACCGAGAACCTGCGTTAGCGTTCTTTAAAATATTAAAACCTTCAGCATATGCTTGCATAATACCATACTCAATACCATTATGCACCATCTTTACAAAATGTCCTGCACCTGGACCACCACAATGCAACCATCCATATTCAGCAGAAGTTACATCAGATGTTGGATCCGTTCTATGGCAGGAGTGAATGTCTGGGGAGAGGGCGGAAAATATCTTTGCACAAGTGGCGACTGCAGTATCTCCACCTCCAACCATAAGACAGTATCCACGATCCAAACCATAAACACCACCGCTAGTGCCACAATCAATATATTGGATACCCATCTTTGCCAGACGTTCTGCTCTCTTCCGACTGTCTTTAAAATTGCTGTT